CAAAACCAGCAACTGGACCAGCAGCAGCAGCAGAACCACCAAAACCGCCTGTACCAGCAAAGTTAGTTGGTGAACCTGTTTCTTGCAGAATACCAGACTCTTTAATCATTTCTTGAGCTTGGTTTTCCAGAATAACTGCTGTAACTGCCTTACGATATGGGTCAGCAATCGTTGGCAGGTCTGGGTGGTTTAGAACACCATCCCATTTGTTTTGTAGTTGTTCAGACAAATACATCTTTGTATCTCCTTTGTTTATTATTAAATTTTTGTTTTCGAAATTGCTTGCATGACTGATGCAACGTATGGGTCAGAAGCGACTCTCTTTTCGTTACCATCTTCGTCATCAACTGTTTCGTGAAGTTGTGCTGCATCGGCTTTTTTCATGCCTGATGGGAAGTAGTTCTCACGAATTGTCTCAAGTTTATCTTTGAATTCTTCTTCTGTGGAAAATTCAACACTCTCTGCAAGTGATTTGATTTTTTCTACTTGAGTTGCTGTGAGTCCTTCACATACTTCATTTACAAGTTGTACTTTAACTGCTTCAGTAAGCTGTTTCTTATACTGAACATTAGTTTCAATTTCTTCATTTAATTTGTTTTCCAGTTCTTCGACTTTAGAAGCAAGTTCTTCTACCAAGTCAACTTTATCTTCTGGAACATTGATGTAGTTTTCAGCAAACAGATTACGTAGACCAGCAATGAAATCTTCAGTAATTTCTGAACGCAGACCGCTTTCAATAGCAATCTCGTTTTCATCCATCCACTGCTCAACAACATAGTTGAGGTAGTCATCTACTTTTTCTGTTAGTTCTTCTTTGATTGTTTCAACTGCTTCGGCAAGCTGGCCAGCATATTCTGCTTCCAGTTGCTCTTGAATTTGTGACACACGGTCAAATACACGTGCTTCAAAGATTGTTGCTGCTCTTGATTTGAAGTCATCAGAAATTGATGAATCGTCAGCGAACAATGAAGCAACATCTTCTTTGATTTGTGCTTTGATTTCTTCAACTGCTGAATCGTCGTCAAGAATTTCTTCTTCAACATCAGCATCTTCAGGCATCATTGCTGTACCTGTGCCAGCTTTCATGTTCTTGTCACCAAGTTGAACATCGCTTGATGCTGCTGAAGGTTTAGTTGTAGGTGCTGTTGCACTTTTAGCAGAACCTTTGCTCGACAACTTGTTAGAATCATCAGTTGGTTTGTTGTTTTGTGGGGTTGGTCCACCTAAATCTTCAGGTGTTCCAGAATTGCCTGGAGTGTCGTGCTGTAACTTAGGCATTGGCATACCAGGAGCGGAAGACTTGCTTGATGCAAGAATTTCTGCTGCGGCTTCCATTAGTTTGTTTATTGCCATTGGATATCTCCTTATGATTTCTTATTTATAAATTTTAAAGTTTTCGTAGGAAGTTTTCGAAAAGTTGAAGTCCAACGGACTCAATATCTTTACGAGATGCTTGACGAATCTGTTTTTTAGCGTAGTCAATATGTGACTCAACAAAACGACCCTCAATATACATCCATTCTTTGTTTTCCATGATACCTTGGACGAATGCGCCTGGTGCTGAAGGGTCAGCAACGATGTCTGCTGCTGTAGCCAAACGCAAATCATCTTGCACTAAATTGTAGCCTTCTTTTGTCATCACAACTGAGCCAAGGGCACGTGAAGAAACACCCAGATTTACACCAGAATCAATCAAATTCTTAGCAATGTTACCATAAGGTGTTTCCATAATGAGTGCTTTACCAACAAAAGTGTTGCCGTTTTCTTTGAGACTAACAATCTTATGTGACACACGCTCAAGATTCAATGATGGTGTATCAGGATGTCCTAGTTCACCAAGCGCACGATTTGACTCGATGAGTTCTTTGGTATAACGAGCAACTTCGTTACGCAGTGTATCCATTTTGTACATACGATTGTTTCGATTGACTGCATCGCCAACAAGAAAGATACCTTCGATGTACATTTGTTTTTTGCCATCTTCTGTCTTTTCGGTAAGATAGCGAACTTCTTCAATATGTTCTTTGATAAGTTTCATTAGATAGTTACTCCTGTGTATGGATCGACATTGTATGTCGCTATTTTGGATACTTCCATCACAAAAGAACCACCAGTATTAATAGTTGCCACAATACTTTGAGTATTATTGTTTGCTATTGAGTGGGAGAAGTCAGCAAAATCCATTACGCCACCAGTATGCAGTGCAAGAATAGGCACACCATTACGAGTGATTGTAATGCTACCGTTTGTTGACCACATGATTCGTTTGATGTCGGCGCCAGTAACGTTTTCAATAGTTGTATTTGCTCTCAAATCATTAAGAGTAAATGTATATGTACCAGCATCAACAGCACGAATAACTGATAGACCTCTTAGTGTGTTGGTAATTTCAAATGGCATTTTATTTTAGTCCCATAGATTGGCGACGGCGCATTGACATTTTTCTCTTCATCAATGTTCGTCTAAGTTTTGCTTTTCTTGTTGTTTTCCAAGAACGTTTGAGTAAACGTGCTTTACGTAATCTTACTGTTGCTGGTATACGCTTGATTGTATTACCAGAAATTCGATATCCTTTAATACCTGATTTTCGTACATTTTTCTGTACAACAATTCTACCTTTTTTATTACGACGAATACGGCGACGAACTTTTGTTATACGACCCATTTTTACAATATTTGGATTGCGTTTCTTTGCCGCTTCTTCTAATACTTCCTCGTCAACTTCAATCTCTTCAAACATCTCATCGACGATGAATGGTTTTGCTTCTTCCATTTTGATAGAAGCAATGTCATCTAAACGGTCAAAGATTAGTTTCTTTGCTTCGTCTAATTTATTTTGAAGAATTAGTTCTACAAAATTCATTGAGTTGACCAAATGTTGTTATTGATTCTGTAAGTTGCTGCCAGAATACTTGTTTATTTTCTTCGTCTAATTGACTATAAGTGTCAATTAAAATCTGTTTACTTTCTTCGTTCAGTGTAACTGAGTTGCCATCATTGAGTAATAGTTGTTCGGATTCAACAAGTTCTTTTATGTATTCTTCTGCCTGAACGACAGCATCAACAGTAGGACCATATGGCAAACTAAACACTCTTTTGAGTTTGTCGCTGTAATACAAAGCAACACGTGTGCCGTCTGGATATAAACGAACTGCTTTACGCTTGATTACCAAAACAACAGGTGGATCTGGTACTATTGGATAAGCACTTCCAACGCTATCTCCTTTGGCTTCTTTCATATCGTAGCCAACATCACCAATCTTTAGTCTTGAACGACGATATTTTCTGCCTTCAATATTTGTTTTAAAATCGGCAGTGTCAATCATACCTTCATTCAAATCTTCACGAACTGCTTGTCTTGCTTTGGTATAAATTTGTTTATTACTGGTAATCAAATCAGCCATACGATTGAAAAGATTACGCATGATTTCACGGTCAGCATTGTTGAACACTGGTCGTTCTTCACCCATCTTATCCATTATTTTATGGATACGTTGTAACTGTGCTTTATTGGCCAAACCAGCACGAACAAGAGCGTCTAACTTTGAGTAGTCAGACTTCTCTTCTTCAACGATGTGTTTGAACTCTAGTAAAGACTTCATTCTTCTACGGCTTCTTCGTTATCTGTAACTTCTTGAGACTCTTGGTTTTGCCCGCCAAAAAGAGTAGAAGCGATTTCTTGCTTGCGGCCTTGGAGCGCATCGAACGCTTTCGCTGATAATGCATTTTCTATGCTTTCTTTTGCTGCTACGTTTTCACCAGCAGCAATGTTGTTGATAATGTCTTGAATATCCATAATAACCTTTCTTATCTGCGTCTATTATTTATACTGATAACCGACTTGTTTACTTCATCGTCTAGACCAGGTGTTAGCGACTCAGTTTCTTCGGTATTTTCAATTGTGTTATCTTCTTGTGGTACATCAGGTGCTGGTGCTCCACCGCCACCCATTACAGGTCCTTGCATATCAGAAGGCAGTGTATCTTTTTCTTCAGCAATTTGTTCGTCCATTATTTCAATCTCATCTTCAGTCATCATCAGAATTTTTTCTTTGACATACTTGTTTGAGAAATAACGACCAACAAATGGGTCAACCAATTGTACCATTTGCAGACGATTCTGTAATAGTTCTGCTTCACGAAGTTCGGTAAAGTTATTGTCTTTACGGAAGTCGTAATAAATTTGTTCCTTGAATTCGTCCCATTCTTCACGTGTGCAAATGCCTTTGAGTACCAATTGTGTACGCAGAAGGTCATCAAACAATTGAGAAAACTTATTACGCAGACGAACAACAAATTTGGCAAACTTGAGTTCATCACGTGTGACTTCTTGTGAACGACCTAGTCCAGCAAGACCACCTTCTTGTGATTCAAGGCGTGAATATGGCACATTGAGTGATTGCAATAATTTCTTTTGAAAGTATTTTACATCTTCCAGTTCACCAAGATTCTGACCTGCTGGCAATGTTGTAATCTCTGTACCTTTACCACCTTCACGGCGTGGTAACCAAAAATCTTCAAGCATTGACATGTGCTTACGCTCATCACGCAGTTCACCAGTGTTGGCATCATAAACAAGTTTGTTACGATACTTAATCATGATGTCACGCAGATATTGTTCTGCTTTACCACGTGGCAAGTTACCAACGTCGATATAGAAAACACGGCGTTCTGGCGCACGTGAAATACGATAGATAACAATCGCATCTTCAATCATACGAAGCTGATTGAGTGGCTTGATTGCTTTGTGTAGATATGAAATAACAAATGTATTCTTAGCGTCCATCAAACCAGAATTAATATTGACAATTGAATCTGGTGATATACGCAGACCTTGACCTACATTTGCTGTAAATGTTTGTGTTGTTGTACCACGGTCATTGAACACATAGTATTCAGCAGTTGATACAATGACCATTGCACCCGTTCTTGGGTCACGGTCTTTTTTGATTTCACGCACTTTACGAATCTTACGTGGGTCAATGTAACGAAGTTCTTTGATACCTTCTTTTGGATTTTCATCATTGACAACGATGTGATAAAACATACGACCGTCAATGTACCAACGTTTGAACAAATCGTCAGCAAGATTTGAAAAGTTCAACAATCTGGTAATTGTATTAAACTCTTCAATGATTTTCTTTTTGATTGATTCTGGTTGTTTGAGATTGTTTAGAACGATGTCAACAACTTTACCAGATTCATCGTGTGTGATGGCTTCGTTGACAATTTCATCAATAGCCATTTGACACTCTGGGTGATTTGACATCTCACGATATCGTGTGATAAGTTCAATCTCATTACGTACTGAACCTTCTAAGTCAACATAGGTACCGTAATACGCATTTTGCGTAACGGTAACTGCACCATCATCTAATTGTGCAGCAGACGGCAGAGTAAAGGATGCCTGTTCAGGTTTTTCTTTCTGAACGACATCCCTTGCTCCGATTGTGAAGCCAAACAGTTTGATTGCCACGCTGAGTTATCCTCTCATTTCAAAAGTAAAAGTAAGGGTAAAACACCCTTACTCTTAGACCACACCGTCTGCAACTGCTTCCCACCACTGATAGGTAAGCGTTACAGAAAACTCTTCAATAGTATCATTTGAACCCCAATCAACATCAATTGGAGTTACGTCTGTTGGGAACAGACCGACAAACTTATATTTCTTGATTGCATTACCAGCTTTTGCAAACTGAGTAACTTCACCATCAACTGAGTAACCCAATGGCGTACTTGCAAGAGGATTACGAACGTTTAGATTGTGGCTGTTGATGCCATTCATCCAACGCTCAAATGCATTACGAATAATAAAATCTTCATCGTTGATGATTGTTACTGTCCAATCAGCAAATGTACGATTGCCAACAAACTTTAATTCACGACCAAAGTATTGAACAGGCACAACACCCAGAGTTGCCCCTGGAAGTTGTGCTGTCTTACACATGAACGTCATTTTTGTTTGTGCGTTTCCTGGTGCTGAGAACGCAGGAAACGGCATACTTACCTCAAATAGATTTGGGCGGGCACCGTCACCTGTTAATTGTGAACGGAACTGATTTACGTTAAATGCCATTTAATTTTCTCCTGTTTCTCTTTATTTAAGCTGCACCAACAACTTCATTGAAACTTACGCCTGTACGAACAGCAACAAAGTTCAACTGAATGAAGTTGATAGAACGAGCAGGTTTGATGTAAATGTCACCAACAAATTCATTACGGTCAATAATTTCCGCTGTGTTATTTGTATCATCGCAGACAACACGGAAGTCTGTGATACCACGACGACCTTGAACATCACGCAGGAATGGTTCTACAAGAGCAACAAACTGGGCACGTGTAAATTGGTCGTTGTATTCAAACAGTGAGAAACGTGCTGCACGTGAAATTGCTTTTTCAAGAACGATGAACAGACGGCGTACATTGATACGGTCAAATGCACTTGGCTTGCTCAACAGTGTCTTGTCACCAAACAGAACTGTGCCTTCACCTGGGAACGAAACAACTGGGTTTACGCCAATTGGATACAAATCGTCACGGTCTGTCTTAGTTGGATTCCACGAAAGTTTGATTACGTTCTTGATTACACCACGATTCATACCACCAGGTGAGAACCATGGGTCACGTTCGTTATCGGTACGTACACATAGACCAGCAATGTCACCATTGAGTGGTACCCAACGATAAACGTCTGAGTATTTGTCGTACTGATACTTATAGCCTGAATCCAGAACTGCATATGAAGATGAAGTTAGACCGTTACGGAATGCTGTAATATCAGTTACTTCATTTCCTGCATTGTCAACAACGTCTGCTTTTTCTGGTGAAATAAATGCAACACAGTCTTTACGTGTTTCTGCAACATTACTGATAACATACGTAGCGATTGTGCTGTTACCTTGACCAGTAACAAGTAGTGATACATCAACAGATTCAGCATTTTTGAAGCTATCCCAACCAATTGTGACATTTGCTGTGCTAACTGTACCAACAGTACCGCCAGATAGTGAATTGGAAGAATTGCTTGAGAGTAATTTGAATGCGCTAGTATTAGCAGCCGAACCCCATGCTGTACCTGTTCCTAAGTTTGTTGGATGTGACAGCCACCAAATGTATTGTGAACGATTCTGAATAACATCTTTATAGTAGTTTGAATTACCGCTATCATCTCTAGCATCGGATGCTTTAGAAACAAACGCATATTTTTCTAGAACTGTGCCAGCGGCGCCTGTCCACAAACCATCTTCGTCAACGACAACAATATGAACTTCGTCATTTGCGCCGCCACGACTTGCAACATATGATGATGTGTTTGGTGTTGCGCTGAATTGTGATGCATATGCCCATACGTTCCATGTATTTGCATCGGCCATTGAAACGAGAATGCTGTTACCTAAAGAACCAGCGTAACGTGCGCCCCATCCACCAGTGTTACCGTATGAACCTGCTGCGTAGCCTGTGTGATTATCTACATAATCATCTTCGTTTTTGATAAGTACGCCTGTGCCATTTGCTGTAGCATTCAAGGCACCAAGGCCTTGGGCACGAACAATCTTTAGATTATTACCATATGCTAGAAAGTTCGCTGCCGAGAACCAATATTCATAATTATCGCTATCTGGTTTACCGAATGAATTCACCAAACGAACTTCATCCGAAATAGTTGTTACTGCACCGATTGGTCCCCAATTAAAAGGTCCTACAAAAGCGCCAGTAGAAGTGGCAACTGAAGGAATAACTGTAGTCAGATCAATCTCTGATACATTCACTCCAGGTGATAATTGAAATGCCATTGGATTTCTCCTTTTATTGTTGGGTCAATATTCTTTTTATAGTCTATTTAGTTTTTTACAACCTTGATGATAAATAACCCGTTGGTGCTTCCCAGACATCTCCATCTTCGGCCATAGCTTCCTGAGTAACTCCATCGTCAATGAAGCCAAAAGGCACCATACTTTCATCTACGAGCATATTCTGCTCTTCCAACATAATCTTACGAATGTCGATTCTAGTCTCATCTTTGAAGAATGCTTGCGCTGTCAGCCACGCATAAAGCACCAGACCCATCACAATATCGTCGTTGTTACCCTCTTCGGCAGCAAATGTGTCTTTTGTTCTGACGAATGTGTTCAGTTCAGCAATGGTGTCAAAGTCATTGATAATCAGCTTGTCGTTTTCAATCAGCGTTTTGAGGTTAGCACAACCAATTTTCTTGACTGATTTAGTTGTTTTTACACCAAAAGCCACTGAGCGTTTGAAGCCAGAAGAGATACTCTGACCCTTGATATGATGGTGTTCCAGCTTGTAAATATGTTCATACTCTAAGTCGTAATGCAAAATATCCACAACTTGTTGACCAACATTGTTTGTTTCAATCAGTACATAGGCTTCATTATATCTACGAGCTAATGAGTAAATAATCGTTGGAAAGAATAACAACGGTAACTTATTGTTGCGATATCTTGCCACTTGTTTATAGGGAGCTTCGGTAGCGTCAAGAATATTGATTGTTGAATAGTCTAGATTGACACCTTCAGCACAGTCTACCGTAGCAATGTATATTCTACCTGGTCGTGGGTCCTCATAAATGAACAGATTACCATCATCTTCAATACGCATTGGGTCACGAAATGCCATTGAACGTAGTTTTGCACCAGAGATAAGCGTAGCCGCAGAACCAATAAACTCAGTCTCAAACTCCTGTCGGAACTGCTCTTCAGAAGTATTTCGTATTGTTTCCTCTTTCCACTTCTCATCACGGCCTGGTACCATTGACCAGTGAACTTCAAGTGTCTTATATAACGAACGACCCTCTAAAGCATCCATCCACATCTTGTAGAATAGATTTAGACCGTTCGGCGTAGAAACAATAATTACTTTTGACGTTTTACCAGATGAGATAACAGGGTAAGTAGAAGTGAAAAATTCTACCGCTAAGTTGTGTGGCACAAACGCAAATTCGTCAAGAAAAATCAGATTATAAGTACCGCCTCGAACACCTGCTGCTGATGTGGCATAAGCATAAATCTTTGAACCGTTCTCTAATTCAATCGAACGTTTGTTCCAGTTGATAATGCCTTGTTGCAACCATATGGGAAGATATTCATATGCTTTTTGAATCTTGGCAAGAATGTCTTGAGCTAATTGAAGTTTGTTGGCAAGAATACCAATAACAAACTCTTCATTGAACAAAGCAGACCACAGCATATAACCGACAGTGGTTGTTGTTTTACCAACCTGTCGAGGCATCTTGGCAATACAGAAACGATTCTCATGAAACGTTCTGACCATATCTTTTTGAAAGTCCCACATATCAAATGGAACAAGACCACGGTCAACGTTGACAATCTTTACATAGTTCGCTATAAAGTATACTGGATCTTCGGCACACTTTACATACTCTTTGACTTCTTCTTCTGTAAGGGATAATTCAACACCGACTTTTTTGAGTCGTGCATTACCAAGATATCCAACTTCCATTTTTTATCGAGTGAAACTCTTTAGCATCCAACCATGTTTTTGATGAGCGTCAAGAATGTCTTGAAGAAAATTACCTACTGCTGGTTCATCAGCAGCATCAGCAAGAGCAATACCTGCACGAAGTTCGAGGATGTACTTGTTGTTATCATTTACAAGTTCACTCATCATAACCAATGGTGATGGTATTGCTACCAAGTCATTTACTTTAGAAAGTTCCATCATTCGTGCTAATGTAGTAGGTGCATATGAACCTAAAGCACGAATATGTTCTGCAATAGAATCTGTCTGGTCAAACACAGATTCATAAAAGTCACCTAAGAAGCCGTGATATTGTGCAAAATCTGGACCTTCTACATTCCAGTGAAATGTATGAGCCTTGAAATACAAACCGAAGTTTGTGCCAAGGATAGTTTTCATTTGTTCGATTAATTGTTCCATAGTCTTATTTGTTAGATTTAATCATTTTTAAAAGTTCAGTGGTGGAGCCAACAAAAACTGCTTTATCTATGTTGACTCCCTTTGCGACTTCAGATTGGGGTGCAAGCTCTCTTTTTGTTTTCTGAAGTTGAAGCAAATCTTTGTTCATCTCGGTTAAGTTCTTCATCATGTTAGCCAAGACTTCATATGCTCTCGGTGATTCTGATTGATTGGCAACATAAGCCAAATCAGTCAATGCTTTGTTGCCTGTATCAATCAATGTACGAATATTTTCACGGGCATAATTTGCATCTGTTTCTACAGCATCGGATGTTTCGACAACAACAGGCATGGTTTGGACTGGTGTTGCTTCTTCCACTGGTTCAATGTCGAAGATTTCAGATAAATTTTTGTTTAGCTTTTTCATGATAACGTATCAGGCCATTCTACGATTGTTTCAATATAACCGTAACTAGTATTCGGTAATGCTGTAGTTGGTGTAGGCTCAGTAATTACAGCAGCAGCATTGATTGAATTGATGTCCAATGTTGCAACATTGTACTTTGCACCAGAATAATCACCCGTCAATGTATAACCAGATTCAATATATTTATTACCACCAGTAATGACAAGTGTACCAAGTGATGTATTGCTAAAGAACTCTACTGTACCTACAAATCCGTTTGCTGTGTCACGTAGAGTTTCACCTGTGGTAAATACGTTATTACCATTAGCAAAGTCAACATAGACCTTTTGAATTTCTTTTGATGTAAGGTCGATGTTGAGATTTGTGTTTGCAGTATTGATGATTTTGCCAGATTTGACTGGTGGCCAGATAAAGCTCTTGGCAGTAAATGTTAAATCCCAAACAATCAATCTTGTTGTGCCATCACCCATACCACCTTCATATTCAACCGTAGATGCAACAGAGTTGAGTATGATAGGTACATTATATTTCTGATTCATTGCGGGAATAAAATCCACAACAACATTGAAATCTGGTGTGAAGAATGGTAAAATCTGTTCTAGTATCTGCGTACCATCTTCCGTATTACGAACATAGATTGATAAACTAAATTCAAAGTTATACGGTACAGGCAAAAACTGTGTGCTTACGCCAGTGTTTGTGGCAGCAGCAAAATTTTGTAACGTTGAAACTTGTTTACGACTTACATCATATTCCAGACTGTCAAGATTAAATGACATTCTTGGAACAACTGTGTTGATTGATTTGATAAGATTCGGGTCAGAAGTTATCTGTGTTAGATAACGTTCTTTTGGTCCATATGATAATGGTACTTTTTGTTTTTCTTTTGCAACACCTGCTTGTGTATAACGAACAATTTCTAAATCATTGAACATTGTGCCGAACACAACCACCATCTTACGAATGGTGCGGTGATAAAATTGTGCGTTACCTAACATTATGGTTCACCAAATGGATTGATTTCAGTGAAGTCAATTATGCCATCACTTGCTGCTTCGATACGAGCATTGTCAAAGATATCTTCAAATGCATTGTTCGTTGTTGCTGCATCGGATGCAAGTGTCACTGTCCACTGTGCGCTGCTTGTGTTACCATGAACGTTTGATGTTGTCACAAAATCGCCTTGTATACGATACACATCGATGTACGCATTTGGCTGAAAATCATATACTAATGCTTGTGATGTTGCAGTGGCTAATGATGAACCTTGATATACAATCTCATCATTGAGAAACTTACCTGAACCAGAACCTAATGAAATACGAATTTTTGGATAGTAATTACGAATGTTATTGTCTATATCATCAATACCAGTTTCAATAATTTCATTTGAGAATACATACTGTTTCATTTTTATTGCATACACATAAACATTACCACCACGACCACGACCTAATGTGTAGAACATTGCTTGGTCATTTTCACTTTCGACACTCGTAATCTCAAAAAAACTTGTTGTCATTGGAATATAAATCAAATCACCTTCACGTGGTCTTGTGTAACCATTTACTGTATATCTAAATCTAAGGCGTGACACAAGCATTGTAATTTCGTCACGAATCTCTAAACCAAACTTAGATATAAAGTCTTGTTCACCATCAAAACCCGTAACATTTTCAAGATACATTTCAATGGCATGTGCGGTAAGATATTGTTTCAGTCCATCTTCACCATACAGAAAATCTACTTCATCACGTGTTGTTCGTGGAAGATAATACACATCCAAGCCATAGATTTTAAGTGCTTCTATGACCAAATCTTCAACAAGCAGTTGCTCTGGTGTAATGGGAGCATCAGCAAGTCTGCTTGGAAAATTATTGAAGTAGAAATTAGTGGACATTATCCTGTAAATATCTCAGAAGGTAGTGAACCCATTTGATAAATCTGTTCTTCCATCTCTTTTATTTCTTCAACTGCTTCATCATAAATCTTCTGACCATTCAGCGTTACACCACCAGGCATTTGAATACCTTCAAACTTTTTGAGATTGTTACCCCATTGTTGTTTGATTTTTGCTGTGGCTAGTTGTTTTAAGAAACGGTCATTCCACACATCCGTTGTGCCTTCAATCTGAATTGCAGAATTATTATGTGTCAGTGTTGGTGGTCCAATCAATGTCAAACTTGTAGGCGATTCAATATTACCAACTTGTTTTGATTCGTTACCAATTGTAATGAAATCGTATGGCACAATTTCTTGGTCGAACTTTGTACCATAACCCGTAATTGTGTTTGATGATGGACTGCCTGTAACTGTGCCGGTCAATGTCACTGTTTCCGGTTGTAAAACTCGATAACATTCAACAATAACCCAATCACCAGGTTGAACATCACGGGTCCAATCGATGTCAAGCAGTATTTTGTTTTGGCGACGATTGAAACGGAACTGCGGTGTGCCAGAGAACAATAAATTCAATGTACGTAAGTGTTGCATTGTGATTTCATATGACACATATGATACTGATGTGAAGTCATACAAATCATGTAAACGCAACTGATAACGCAAATCAAACATGTTAATTGATGCATTAGACTGGTCAAACGGAAAAATGCCAGTCACAAATTGTACTGCATCAGGACAATGAATCCATTGGCGATTGATATCGTCTTGTGTAATCTGATGCTTCATGAAAAGTTTTTCGGTACCATCATAGTGATAGTCACGCCAAAAAGCAAGCGCATCATCAATACGGTCATCTACTTGGTCGTCATCTACGTTGATTTCAATTACTGGCCATCCTAGACGGCGTAAACAGTAATCTTTGAATTGTTGTCTTGTTGAAATTGCCATTTTTATCCTAAACCAAAAATCGAATTTCCAGTAATTACTGTATAAGAGTTTGCTGCCGTTTTGAACACAGAATAACTAAACAAGTTTATTTCTTGATTCGTAATAGAAGCACTACCTGGTCTTGTGTTTCCAACGTAATATAACGTTTGAAGAGCGCCATCAATATATAGATTTGCTGTATGTCTTGTTGAACCATGTTTCAATGCAATCGCAACTGTCATTGCTTGACCAATTGTTGTGATTGAATCAAAAGTATTTTGTGTGTTCGCACGAAGATTGAAAGTCACATTCGCTGTGGTATTTGCATTAAAATAATATAGTGTGTTATTAGCAACATCAATATTGACATTACCTCCAATACCAAGAGTATTTACATTTGCTTGTTCTAAAACTCTGGAAAGAGAGATGTTTAGATTTGATGCCAAAGAATTAGAAGAAACTGCTGAAACTGCAATCAAATTACCAGTAATTGTTCCAGCAACAATATTGTTACCACTAACAGCAGAAGCCGCAATCAAATTGCCAGTAATATTTGCTGTACCAATTAGGGGTGAACGAACTCTTTGAATCATTTACATGCCTCCAAATAAAAATACATCATCAAATATGTCTGGAGGTGATACGATGTTATTTCCAGAAACGGCATTATTTGCAATAAGGTCACCCGAAATTGCAGCAGTAGCAATCAAATTGCCAGTAATTGTTCCAGCAACAATATTGTTACCACGAATGGCGTTAGGTGCAATTTTGTTTCCAATAACTGCACCATTTGCTATACGACCCGATTCAACTTTTTGTTCTGGCATTTGCTACCTTATTGATTCAATGCTTTTTGAAAATTAGAGTTTGCTGCTAAAACTGTATATGTATTTGCTGCCGTTTTCAACACTGTAAAAGAATAAGTATCAACCGATTCTTGTTGAGATGTTGCATAAGAAGGCGCAGAGTTACCTAACCAAAATGGTGCCTGCAACACACCATCAACATAAACATTTGCACGATATCTTATTGCTCCCTGCTTTAGTAAAATGCCAGTAGTAACCGACTGACCTACTGACAACTGAGAGTCTAATGTATTTTGTGTATTGGCTCTCAAATTGAAAGTTACATTTGCTGTCGTATTCGAAGAAAAGAAATAAACAGTATTATTTTGTAAATCTATATTTACATTACCACCAACAGCCGTTGGATATACATTTGCAGTTTCGAATATTTGTGTTAGAGATATTTGTAAATTTGCAGCAAACGTATTTGACGATAACGAACGAGCAACAATATTGTTGCTGCGAACGGAGTTATCTGCAAGTTTTAGACCTGTGATTGCAGTGTTTGCTATTCTATTTGAACCTACTCTTTGCGTCATTTTTTATTCCGTATTTTGTTAGTATTTAGAACTAACCTCCAATTATGTTACGCTACCCATAATCACACAAACTGTTGGACTTATAAACAATATTGATGCAACACCTCTTGTCGCAAGACTTACGGATGCCTTGTCACTATCTGTTCCAGAAATATAAGCAGTTGTAATCGAACATGTTATTGTGATAGAGCCTGATGTGTTATTGAACACTGATACGGCATCACCAGAAGCAAAAACACCATCAGGAATAGTTATCGAACCGCCCGTACCCACTTCAACATATTCACCAACATCACCTTTTGCTAAAATATAACTTGATGTTTTTTGACCTACTGGTGGAATATTCAAATAACCAACAGGTTGGTTTCCGTTTCTTCCGTCATAAATTGCATCAGCGTAAACATTACCTCTAACACCAACACCACCAACAACTACAACTGTTCCTGTTCCATTTGATGTTGACGGAAGCCCAGATGTGCTATGACTTCTTACATTGAACACCTCAGTTGCACCATTAGATACAACTATATTTGCTCCAGAAACAACAAGATTGCTTGTTAGTGATAACTTAGCTGCTGTTACGGAGCCATCTGGTATAACCATAGCATTTGCTGTGGTATAGAACGTTGCTACACGAACAAGTTCGCCATTACCTGGAGCTTCAGTGAAAGTAATTGTATCATTAGAGGTGTCAACACTATATGAAGTTATTGGTTGGACAATACCATCAATTGTAACAAGTAGTGTTTCTTTGGCTTGTGGGTCAAAACCTAAATTAAATGTTGTAAAGTTTCCATTTGCAGTTGTTTCAAACACCGAAACTGAAACATTAGATGCTGTATATCGAATAAAATAAGGATTGATTTTTTCAAAACCAACCACACGAATGTTTTCACCATCACCAGGTGCTGTGCCAAATGTAACAGTATTCGTTGATGGATTTACAGTGTAGGCACTTTCTGGTTGTAAAATACCACCAATCGAAACGAAGATTGTTTTCTCTGATTCGGGTCTAAATCCAACATTGAATGCAGTAGATGTTCCATCACCAATGTTATCATAAGTTGAAACAACGGCACCCGCAGAATTAGCAACATCCAAGAAATAAGGAACTACGTTGTTGAAGCCAGCAACACGAATCTTTTCTCCCGCCGGTGGTGGTTCATTAAACGAAATAGAATTGTTTGTTCTTGTTACGACATAATCATCAGGTTCTGTTTGAACGATACCACCAATCGAAACAATTACAGCACTATTTGACGCTGGTGTAAATCCTAAAGCAAAAGTTGAGACTGAACCATTTGAAGTTGTGGAGAATGTAGAAACTTCAGCATTAGCGCCAGTGTTTGCCTTATCAAACGCTGCATTTGCTTGTATGAAAGCAGCATTTGCCTGACCACGAACCCATGTATCAAGTGCATTGTTTGCCGCATTGAACGCCGCATTTGCATGAATGAATGACGAATTTGCTTGAATAAATGCAGCGTTAGCAGTGTCAAATGCTGGCTGAACTTGTGGTGCTACATTGTTTGCCGAATTGAATGCTGCATTTGCATGAGCGTATGCCGAGTTTGCTTGAATGAATCCACTATTTGCATGAACAAATGCTGAGTTAGCGTATTGACTACCAGAATTAGCAGTTGCAAATGCACTGTTTGCATATGTGCCACCAGAATTAGCAGCAGCAAATCCTGCATTAGCAGTGTTATATGCATCATTTGCATGGAAGAATGCTGAGTTTGCTTGAATGAAGCCAGAGTTAGCAATAATAAACGAGGCATTTGCATAATTACCTGCTGAGAATGCATCAGCATTTGCAATGTTCGCTTGAGCAAATGCACCATTGGCATAGATTGCAGCAGAGTTAGCAGTGTAACTTGGTGTGTTAGCGTAAATCGATATTGTGTTCAGGTCAGCATATGCAGAGTTAGCATGAATAAATGCTGCATTAGCTGTATTGAACGCTGGTTGAACTTGTGGTGCTACATTATTTGCAGAGTCGAATGCTGCATTGGCATGAGCAAAAGCTGAATTTGCGTAACTACCAGTTGTGTTCTGTGCATTGAATGCCGATTGTGCATGAACTATCGCACCGTTAGCTTGAATAAATGCGGCATTGGCAGTATCAAATGATGGTTGAACTTGTGGTGCTACATTATTAGCAGCAGCAAAAGCAGCATTGGCATGAACAAATGCCGAATTAGCATAAGAACCAGCAGATATTGCATTTGCGTCAGCATTATTTGCTTTATCAAATGATGCATTAGCATGTATAAATGCCGCATTAGCGGTATTAAATGCTGGTTGAATTTGAGGTGCTACATTATTAGCAGCAGCAAATGCGGCATTAGCATACACACCAGCAGATATTGCATTTGCGTCAGCATTATTTGCTTTATCGAACGCTGAATTTGCATGTAAAAATGCAGCATTAGCATAAGTACCGGCAGCAGAATTGGCTGCTATGAATGCGGCATTAGCATGATTGAACGCAGCATTTGCTTGAATGAATCCAGAGTTTGCATACTGGCCTGTTGCATTCTGAGATTCATATGCGCTGTTTGCATGAATAAAAGCAGCATTAGCATATTGACCTGTAGCATTCTGTGATTGATATGCAGAGTTAGCTTGAATAGATGCCGCATTTGTTGTATTGTATAATACTTTGATGACATTTGCAGATATTAGTGACGCAAATGTTAAGTTGCCAGCACCATCTGTTCTAATATAATCATCATTAGAACCACCCGTAATATGAACATTTGCAACAGCGCCTAACAAAACACTCTTAGAAAGACTGATATCTACGTTGGCACGAATGTTGATTGTGTTACTTGAACCGATGATACGCATCTGTTCATTTTCAATATTCATACCACCAGCAGCAAATACAACATCATTCTGTGGTAAAAATGTACCTATTACAAGGTCGCCGCCACTTGTTGATGTATTTCCATGTGTGTACAGATAACCGTCATTTGGTCCAACTAATGTGAATTCTGGGTCGGCATGTGTGCTACTACCAATGCCCATGTCAATATATGTGTCATCTTCAGTACCATTATCAGCAGTGGCAACATAGTCTCCTGATGCATCAGTTCCATTATTAATATTTTGAATGTTTATCTGTGAATAACCATCATAGTTCGCAGATGCTTGGAAAACTGTAAATGGCTGATAATCGTATCCTGTTGGAATACCAGCATATAATGCATTATGACCGTTAGATGCATAACCAAAAAACTGACCGCTGTTACCTGTAACTGTTATAGAGGTAACATTCCCTACAAAATTGACATTACCTAAAACACTAAGGTCATTTTGAATAGTTACATTACCAGAAATTGTACCACCAGACGCACTGAATCTTGTGTTTGCAAAATCGAATGCAGCATTAGAATGTACGAATGCCGCATTAGCGTGGATGAATGCCACATTGGCTTCTATGAACGCAGAATTGGCGTGATAAAAAGCTGCATTTGCTTGAACGAAGCCAGAGTTAGCAATAATAAACGCAGCATTTGCATACTGACCTGTCGCATTCTGCGACTGATATGATGCGTTCGCTAAATCAAAAGATGCATTGGCGTGAATGAATCCACTGTTTGCATGAATAAATGCTGCATTTGCATACTGACCACTAGCATTCTGACTTAGATAAGCAGCATTGGCGTGACCAAACGCCGAATTCGTTTGAATGAATGCGGAGTTGGCTTGGATATAAGCAGCATTAGCGGCAGCAAAAGCACCATTAGCATTTGCAAAGGCAGCATTAGCGGCAGCAAAAGCACCATTGGCATTTGCAAAGGCAGCGTTAGCATGAATGAATCCACTGTTTGCATGAATGAACGATGCATTTGCATATTGACCAGTGGCATTTTGACTTTCATATGCTGAATTGGCATGATTGAATGCAGCATTTGAATGAATAAATCCACTGTTTGCATGAGTGTATGCAGCATTAGCGGCAGCAAAGGCACCATTGGCGTTGGCAAAAGAAGCATTGGCTCTAGCAAAAGCACCATTGGCATTTGCAAACGAAGCATTTGCAGCAGCAAGTGCAGCATTTGACTGTGCATATGCAAGTGATGAGTAGATGTATAAATCTACATTACCGTTTGCCGCAAAGATATAATTTGTAAAGATAGCATTAGCACCTGTAATGCTACCATTTGAACCTGTTGTTGTTAGTGTATTTGATGTGACATTACCAACAATAACAACATCACCCGTAACTTGACCGCCAACATTGGCATTCAGTGAATTGTTTGCACGAATAAATGCCGCATTAGCTGTGTTGAATGATACATTCGCCATTGCAAAAGCGCCATTGGCATTTGCAAAAGCAGCGTTGGCTCTAGCAAAGGCGCCATTGGCATTTGCAAAGGCAGCGTTAGCAGCAGCAAAAGCACCGTTGGCATTTGCAAAAGCGGCGTTAGCTACATTACCTGATGCATTCTGTGAACGGTATGCGGCATTTGCTTGAATAAATCCAGAGTTAGCGTGAATGAATGCGCCATTAGCGACAGTGAACGCAGCATTAGCGTATTCACCACTAGAGTTTTGACTTTCGTATGCTGAGTTAGCTTTGACAAATGCCGCATTAGCATGGTCGAATCCAGAATTAGCATGTGCAAAGTTTGCATTTGCTAAAGTAAAAACCGAGTTTGTGTACTGACCTGTTGCATTCTGTGAGATGTATGCTGCATTTGCATGAGCAAAACTAGCATTAGTCTGAATAAATGCGCTATTAGCGTGAATGAATGCGGCATTAGCCGTATCATATGCCGGTTGAACTTGCGGAAACACATTGTTTGCGGCAGCAAAGGCAGCATTAGCGTGAACGAAAGCGGCATTGGCTTGAATAAATCCAGAATTGGCAGTATTAAACGCTGGTTGAATTTGTGGAAATACATTGTTTGCAGCAGCAAAAGAGGCATTAGCATGGTCAAAAGATGCATTGGCTTTAATGAATGCCGAGTTTGCATATGATGATGCTGATGTACCACCTAAGTCATCATAGTTTGTGCCATCATTTGTAAATTGCCACTTGTTACCAGTTTCATTCCACAACAAATAAACATTCGGTTGTGCGCCACGGTCAATCTCAATACCAGCATTCATTGTCGGCTGTGCTGACTGATTGATTGCCGTATTCAATGAGATGATATTATCACCAATCATTACAACGGGTGTGTTTCCACCAATTGCACCACCAACAATATTCAGATTACCTTGAATGGTAAGGTCGCCAGTGATAATACCACCAGCGTTTGCATTCAATGAATTGTTTGCACGAATGAACGCAGCATTGGCAGTAATATATGCAGAATTTGCCTGTTCATATGAAGTAAGACCACGAAGATAACTATCGTGACCACCAATGGCAATAGCACCATTTTCTGCTGGACTACCAATGAAAAGTGTATTACTGCTATATGAATACGCTGGTTCACCAATGTTTAGTGCTACTGGTGTATTTGATACTAGCGAACGCTTTATTTGAATTGGTGTATTTGCCATTTGTAATTCTTAGAATATTCCACCGTCTAGCTGGTCTAAAACGGAAGTAGCAATTTTTGTCTCGAACCGATTGTTTGCAGAACTATACACTAATGAAAATCCATCTTGCACACCATCAGTATTTACATCATTGATTTCATTCAATGCCACATTAGGCTTAGGACTATACTTTGGTGATACAACAGTTGTGCGATTTGGCTGAAATACTGTGACTTTACCTAAATCTGGCATGACTTACCTCGTAACAGATGGAAGAACTGTAGCAGTACCTTCGACTACACGTGTTACAGAATTATCGGTTGAGTTTGTAATTTTTAAATCATAAACGTAACGACCTGGCGTCAAATTACTTGTGTTTGCTGCTGTCATTGAAAGAGTAATTTGACCATTTGCATTTCCTGTAATGGTCGCTGTCAGTGTATTTGCTGATGAAGAGTAATAAGATTTGCGTAACTGAGCAGATGCCGAATATGTCGCAAGATTGATAGCATCACCTTGGGTATCATTTACTGTCACAGTGGATGTGAGGTTTGCACCTTGCTCAATCGTGATTTCTACATATGCTGCCAAGATTGTCTCCTTCTAATCGTCTATTTAGTCAATCTCGGAAATGTAAAAAAAGCCTCCGAAGAGGCTTTAATTTTTAGAACATTATAAAATTATCCTCCAAACGAAATGTCCGAAAGTGGTGCACCAGAAAAAGAACCATCAGAAAGAACGGTAACACCACCTCCACCAGAAGCAGCAGTTCCAATTATTGCCAACATGATTCCGCTCATGCTATTCCCCTTGTAAATACAACTGTTTTTGAATCAATGAACACTGCATTTAACATACATCTTGGTGGAAACTCAATCATGGTTGCTTTTCTAGGATAACCTGAACGATAGCTGTTAGGAACTTCACACTGAATTGTACCTGCTTCGTCTTTGTTATTAAATAAAATCAGCACATCTCCTTGAGAAAATTCTTCAGCAGGAATGGTTACAACTGAAGAATTTTCCACACTCACAACTTTATTAGCGTGTTCTTTTTGTAATATCATGATTTTGGATACTTTGTTTTGATTTCTTGAATCTTTGCAGTCATTTCTGTGGCTGCTTCACCACCTTTCCACATAGCATCTAATTGTTCCGCTAAAGGTGGATATTCAGAACGGCGTTTAGCATAATAGTCAGGATTATCTGGTCGCACAATTTCACTCTTATCGATATCCACTATTTGTGGTTCACCACCCATAGGGTCTGGTATCTCACGTGTTTTAGGTGTGAGTGCTGCCCATACACTTTCTTTTGCATCGATATCAGCATAAATTGATTCTTCTTTTGACGAAATATAATCAGACAAGTTTACATTTGGTGGTATGAACAATGACCAATCATATGTTTGACCGTTACGTTCAACCTTCAAATATGCAAGACCTCTTTCTTCACCTGCTATGTTTGATGCAATTCCTTCCAAAGAAATGCTCATTTTGTTGCCTCCAATCTAAAGTTTTTACCTGGATGCTGCCCCGTTGGTGGCAGAATCTTTATGTTTTTGAAACCTATTTCTTTACACAATTCTGATAACGATTTTGGATTATATCCCCAAAGATGTGGTGACAATGCACCGTTCTTTTGTGTTTCGGGTGTCAATCTATCTACGTGTGCGCCAAAGATACACATTGCTGTCATATGCTGCTCTGCGCCACTTTGCTCCAAATAATCTTTACATAAAGCCTCTAAGTCAGGTAATTCCATAACTAATTTACCTTTTGGCTTGAGTGTACTCATCCATTTATTTAGAACTTCTGGAGCACGATGTTGTGGTATATGTTCAATTACATGACTAGCAAAGATTTCATCAGCACAATTTTCTGGTAAATCTAATTCCATAATATCCATTTTGATGTCTGCTGTATCGCTATGCATATCAACACCCATATAGCCTTCTAATCTATCACGACCACAACCCATGTTGAATTTGATTGGCTGTTCTTCTTGAATCATTTGTTGAATGATTGCTTTGTATCCAGCAGAAGGACCAGAACCCTCTGGTAAACGGTCAGCCCAACGACGGTCAATAAAATCTTTGTCATCTAAAGTCAATGGTCTTGTTGGCTCGATATTCGTATAATAATTTTTCAAATCAACAGATGGATGTGCTGTGTACATACCAGTTGCTAAATCCATGTGTAGACACTGAACATCTGTATTGACTAAAAGTTTGGTGCCACGTTTGTGTAAACGATGAACAAAGAAATTATCTTCACCGATAAAAGGAATTTCATCATTGATATTATTACCAATACAGCAGAATGGTAAGTCTGGATTTTCTTCTTTCATTTGACGAAGAATCTCAATTGGTATCAACATGATATCCATACCAGTTTGCCATGCTTCAATGATTTGTCCTGGTGCAACATCAGGAATTGTAATCCAGTCGCCTTCACGAACCATAATCATTGCATCAGAACATTTGATGTAATACACACCTGTAATTACTGCATCGGGATATTGTTCAGATGTACGCATTAGTTTTTTGAATGCATCATATGGAACAACAGTATCTTCACCAATAAAGAGTAAATACTTGGCGCCAGATTCTAATGCTTGTTCAATAAGATAGTTTCGTGCAACATCTACTTTTTCACCACCAATGTTGCAGAAACCATGAGAGAAGCCCATCAAGTCTACATGCAGACCATCATAACCATCAAAGTTTTGAGCTGCTTGTTCTTCTAGATTTCGTCTTGGCTGTGCAATGACAACATAAGGTTTGATTGTTTTAGATTCATCATAAATTTCCTGCATTGTTGCAATAATTTTATCTCGGTTATACATAATTTCCTCACTTTCATAATGTATTCAGTATTTATTCAGTAAAAATAGACGCTATCAAAATTTATTGAAGAATGGTGATAGGGCGTAGCCTACATTTCTTGTTGTGCCAGTGGATATTTTTTGGCCTACTGTTCCAGAGGCATTTATAAAATAAATTTCTCCAAATTGGTTTAAGACGCCGCCAGAATATGTAGCGGCAGTCGTTGCTGTACTAGCTAACGAATACGTAGATACTACACCAGTAGCTGATACTTTTTGTCCTACGGCAGCTCTTGATGAAATAAAATGAATATCTCCGTTAGGAGCCAAAACGCCTCCAGAATACGCAATGCTGCTTGTGTAAACTAAAGAATATGTAGAAACAACACCCGTAGCTGATACTTTTTGACCGACCGCAGCAGACCTAGGAACAAAATGAATATCGCCATTAGGTGCCAATACGCCACCTTCATATGCAGACGATGCTGTGTAGACCAAAGAATAAGTAGAAACAACTCCAGCCGCTGATACTTTTTGGCCAAATCCTATAGTTTGAGGAACAAAATGTATGTCTCCATTTCTGGCTAAAACGCCGCCAGCATAATCTGTTCCAGCAGCACCAGCAACAACAGAAAACGTAGAAACAACGCCAGCAGCAGAAACTTTTTGCCCAATTCCGCCTGCGTTAGACGGAATAAAATATATGTCTCCATTGGGGGCTAATGCGCCTCCAATATAATTCCCACCGGTAAAAACCAAAGAATAAGTTGAAACTACTCCCGAAGCATTTATTTTTTGACCCCTATCAGCCAAAAATGGAATAAAGTGAATGTCTCCGTTTGAGGCTAAAACACCACCACGATATGCGTTTGTTCTTGTATAAACCAAAGAATATGTAGAAACTACCCCTGTTGCTGAAATTTTTCTACCAACAGAAGCGCTAGTGGGAACGGAATGTACATCACCATTTGGAGCTAATACGCCGCCTATGTAACTTGAACTAGCCAAACTAAACGTACTCACCACTCCTGCCGTAGTGTTATTGTTGTACGGCACTCCGTTAATTACACCACGGTCTAGCTCTTTTTTTAGATTTGTCCATGCCACCAAATCAGTGCCTACTTGACTCGTATCTGCTTGTGGTACTGTTCCTTCTGTCGCATCTGCTGGAAACGTACAGAACACATCTTTACTGCCAGCACCCCAATTGACTAATGCATTGCTATTGGATGATTCCAGCACCGTGTTGCGATATAACTCTGTACCATTAATCGATAGTGTACCAATTCCTATCTCCCAATCAGTGGCGTTGGTGATGGCGTAGTAGATTTCGTTTACCGATAGATTGAATTCATTAACATAGTCGTTAGACGCTCCACTGACGTACATTTTTCCACCATCGGGCTTAAAAAATATACCACTTGGAGTTATCTCAGCAAAACCAACCGAGAAAGTCTGAAAATAAGATGCGGTCGATACATTCCAAGCAGATGACAGATTGTATTCGTACACTCCATCATTAACGCTACCAACAACATACATCTTCAATCCATCAGGTCTAAAGTATAAAGCCTGAGGAACGCTATCTTGTGGATTTACACTAAATCCTTGAACGTGAGTGGCTGTTGAAATGTCCCAAGCAGTAGAAAGGTTGTATTCGTCAACCGATTCAGGAGTAGGATTGGCACCAACAACATACATTTTTGTGCCATCAGGTTTGAAAAATACACCTCCAGGCTGGTTGTCTTGAGTTGCAGTTGAGAACGCCTGAAGATAAGATGCAGTAGAAATATTCCAAGCAGAGGAAAGGTTGTACTCATAGATATTATTATTGTCGTTGCCAACAACATACATCTTCAACCCATCTGGCTTAAAAAATACACCTTCTGGAGTTGTGTCTTGTGCGCTTATTACAAAGTTCTGTACGTAAGAAGCAGTTCTAACATTCCAAGCCGTAGACAAATTATATTCATTGACTTCAGCGCCGGCGCTTCCGACAGTATACATTTTCAAACCATCTTCCCTAAAGAATAGTCCTTGAGAATTTGTATCTTGTCCTTCTACGGAAAACCTTTGTAACAACTGTGCGGTCGATACGTTCCAACCAGACCCCGAGGCAATAGATGCAAAACTCTGATATCCTGAAACTGCTGAACCAAGCGTAAACGTACCATTGCCAGTAGTTACACTTGTTACTTTTACTTTATCTTTAACGACTAAAGGCATGGTGTAATCCTTAGAACTTGTTCAGGTATGAGCTTAGGCAGGTGTCAAGGCCGAAGGAGATGGCGGGGTTGGTGGAGATACGTTGGCCTATTTGTAAAGCAGTCCCAACCTGATCATTTGGAACAAAATATATAGACCCATCAGGAGCCAAAACACCTCCGTAATAAGCATACGAGCCTGTATAAATTAACGTATAAGTAGAAACAACCCCGGTTGATGAAACTTTTTGGCCTCTGTTTGCCAGTGCGTTGACAAAATAAATATCACCGTTGGGAGCAAGAACGCCGCCAGTATAAGCATCTGTTCTTGTATAAACCAATGAGTAGGTAGATACAACGTCTGCTGATGAAATTTTTTGCCCTACTGGAGCGTTGTATGGAACAAAATGTATGTCTCCATTTGGAGCAAGAACCCCGCCTTGATATGCGGCTGTAGTTGTATAGACAAGAGAGTAAGTAGAAACCACTCCAGCCGCTGATATTTTTTGTCCCCGCCTTGCTCCTCTGGGAACAAAATGAATATCTCCATTCGCTGCCAATACACCTCCAACATAAGCGCCACTAGTTGTATAAACTAATGAATAAGTACTTACAACTCCTGCGGCAGAAATTTTTTGACCTACTGGAGCATCATGAGGGACAAAATGCAAATCACCGTTAGGCGCTAATACACCACCTGCATAGGCAGTTGTTGTTGTATAAACCAAAGAATAGGTAGAAACAACACCAGAAGCGTTTATTTTTTGTCCTCTATTCGCACTGTATGGAACAAAATGTATATCGCCATTAGGGGCAAGAACTCCACCCAAATAAGCTCCAGTTGCGCTTGTGTAAACCAAAGAATACGTAGATACAGTTCCTGTTAAATAATTTACTTTTTGTCCTCTTGCAGCAGCGTAAGGCACAAAATGTATATCCCCGTTAGGAGCAAGAACTCCACCACGATAAACATCGCCAGTAGCAGCGGTGTAAACCAAACTATACGTACTCACCACACCCGCAACACCGTTATTCTTAAACGTCACCCCAGCGTTGATGCTCTGGTACAGGTTCTTCTGGAAGTTGTCGAATGCTACACCATCCGTGCCAATAGAACTGTTATCACCTGTTGCCGCCGAACCTTGTGTGTTCTCAGCAGGTTGCGGCACATAAACATCTTTGCTACCTACAGCAAAGTCAATTTTGGAACCAGTAGATGAAGATAGCACAGTATCACGTGATAAAGTTGTACCACTTGATGTATATGTGCCTATTCCTACTTCCCACTGAGTTCCACCTACGATAGCATAATAAGTCTGATTGCCATCACCTATGCCAGAAAAGTTTTGAAATCCACTAGCGGCGGCACCAAGGGTGAACGTACCTGTTCCTGTCGTGGTGCTTGTAACTTTTATGCGGTCTTTAGTAACAAATGCCATTATGATTTTCCTAGAGCTTGTTCAAGAAAGAACTGAGGCAGACGCCAAGGCCGAGCGGTGAGCCGGGGTTGGTAGAGATTTGCATTCCTCGTGCTGCCGCTAATGGGATAAAGTAAATATTTCCATTTGGTGATAAAACGCCGCCTTGATACCCTGAACCACCAGTAATTGGAAGTGAATACGTGCTGACAACACCAGCAGCAGAAATTTTTTGACCAACAGGAGCGTTGCCCGGAACAAAATGAATGTCCCCATTTGGAGCAAGCACACCACCTTGATAATCCGAGCTACCCTCTACAGAACGAACTAATGAATAAGTTGAAACAACGCCAGAAATAGAAATTTTCTGCCCTATATTGCCGCCGTAAGGAATAAAATGAATGTCTCCGTTTAAAGCAACAACCCCGCCCATATAAGCATTGCTTCTTGTGTAAATTAATGAATAGGTAGACACAACTCCAGCAGCAGAAACTTTTTGACCAACTGTCGCACGGTACGGAACAAAGTGTATATCACCATTTGGAGCAAGAACTCCACCAGCATAAGCAAGAGTTGTTGTATAAGCCAAAGAGTATGTTGACACAACGCCAGCGGTAGAAATTTTCTGACCCACAACGCCACTATGCGGAACAAAATGCACCTCTCCACTTGCGGACAAAACGCCACCAAAATAAATTTCTGGAACGGCGGTGTAAGCTAATGAATAAGTAGACACTACGCCAGAAGCATTTATTTTTTGCCCAACCGCAGTTGCTGCGGACAACTGCCGAGGTATAAAGTGTATATCACCATTAGGGGCAAGAACGCCTCCTGTATAAGCGCCAGCGGTTTGTATTAATGAATATGTTGAAACAACTCCAGTAATTGATATTTTTTGCCCAACGGTAACGCCACTATACAAAACCATGTGTATATCACCGTTTGGCGCAAGCACCCCGCCAGCATACTTAAAACTTCCGCTTGTATCAGTTATTCCGTATGTGCTTATGATTCCGTTCGTATTATTGTTCCCAAACGTAGTGCCGCCTGTCACACCATTATTCAGTGCTGCTTGAAACGCAGTCCAGCCTGATAAATCAGTGCCTATCTCATTATCATCACAGAACGGAACGCCTAAAGGCATCGCCGCAGCAGGATAAGCACACAGCACATCTTTAGTGCCTGCTGAGAAGTTTACTTTTTCACCGCTATTAGAAGAACCAAATATAAAATCTCTGGATAAAGTTGTACCCGAAGAAGTATAAGTTCCTTTACCTACTTCCCACTCAGTCGTGCCTTTGATAACATAGTATGTTTCGTTGCCATTGCCAATAACTGAAAACGATTGATAGCCTGTTGCGGCAGCACCAAGTGTGACTGTTCCTGTTCCGGTTGTTGTAGTCGTGGACTTGACCCTATTTTTGAGTACGAGTGCCATTAGGTAATATTTCCTGCTACAACGCAAATGGTATTGCTAATAAAAAAGATTGTTGCTAGTCCACGTGTTGCTAAAGTCATCGTAGCTTTATCTAAATCTGTTCCAGCAATATATGCCGTTGTAATATTACAAGTAATTGTAGCATCCGAAGCTGTATTATTGAATAAACAAACAACATCACCTTCAGAAAATGTTGCATCAGGGATTTCAATTGAACCACCCGAACTTACTTGTACGTATTTACCAATGTCAGCAGTTGTTAAAACATAAGAAGATGTTTGTGTTCCTACTGGTGGAACAGTTCGAATAACTGTATTTGCTGAAGATGAAAAATGATTCCCCGAAATTTGTCCTGCAACAATGTTATTACCTGATATGGAATTGCCTGCAATTAAATTACCTGTTATTTGTCCTGCAACGATGTTGTTACCACGAATGGCATTGGCTGTGATGTTGTTACCAGAAACAGCGCCACTTGCAAGTTTTACACCAGTAACAGAACCATCTGATGGTACTTGTGTTGTTGTACCATTACCCAGATGATGAATAATGACATTGTTTGTACCAGCACCAGGTGCAGTTGTAAATGTAATCACTGCACCGTTCAACGAGTAGTCAAACGATGGTCTTTGGTAGATACCATTGACATAAACAGCAATTGATGCTGTGCCTGCTGGTGACCTTGCTAGTGTACCAAAACTAACAGTGCTACCATCACCGTTGTAAACATCAACGATGTAGGGTACTGATGTAACTTGATTGCCAATATAAGACATTTATATTCCTGTTTTTACTTTATTTATTTGACCTCGATGGTGGTTCACCATCAGGTGCAGGATATTGTTCGTTCACCAATTTGATTGTACGATAAAACTCTGATTCTTTTCCTGGAATCTGGTCTTTATCAATTGCATTCCACAACATATTGAATAATACTGTGATGTCAGGATATGATTGATATCGGTCATAAAAAAACTGCCAGTAATCACAAAATCTTTGCTGAAATTCTAATTCTTCTTCTATTTCTTCTTGTGTTGGTGGTGGTAATCCCTCTGCATCATCCCAACCACTAATAACATATTCTTCGTTTTCTTGTGACAGTCCATATTTTGCAGTTGGTCTAAGGGCACGAATTGCTGTTTGTGGACTGCAAGAAAACTTTTTATTTTCATGGTCAATCAAAAACTGTGAATAAAATATTTCTTCATTGTTCATTCAATCACCTTTCATTTTATGTATTTACTTATGGCTGTTCTGGCCACTGAACATTCCAAGGAAATCCTTCTTGCTCAGGAACTTCACGTAGTGCTTGACGATATGTTGCCCATGCTGCTTTATCAACAGGCGAATCTTCTAATTGCGTCCAATCACAATCTTTTAATTTTTGATTGCGGTCACGACGAACAGCATCACCTTGTTCAGCATCTTTTCTTGCTTTATATTCTGCTTCTTGTTCAGCAGCAGTTTTTTCTTCATTGTCAGTGAAGATTGGTCCTAGTACATACTTAGTGAACCATTTTCCATCCTGTGCTTGTTCAATGCCAGCAAATTGGCTGTATTGATATACTGTACCACCAGTTGCTTGTGGTCCTTCAAATACTGAGTCAACACCATTTGCTTCCATCCACTCCAGTGTGAGTGGAGCAGGAGCGTCTGGCATCGTGCTACGCAGAGCATGGTCTGTTGGAAAGTATTCACCTGTTGATTGTAATCTGTATCCCATGATTGTTTCTCGTTAAAATTTATGCGATTGCTAAGAAAATAAATAAACCGCCACTGCCGTTAATTGCTGCTGGTGCCGTGCTGCTGATTTCGAAACCTGCATTGAATGTATCGATATAATCTGTGTTAGTGACTTCATTCGCAGTTGAATTGATTATGAGATATGGGTCGTTACCTGCCACAATACCTCTTGTGCTATCCCAAACATACCAAGCGCCAGGGTCTACATCATCATAACGTTTTATCATTACAAATCTTGCACCAGTAGTAAAGCCACAATCGATTTGTTTAGTTGTTCCGGAACCAACATAGCTGCCCACTTTAGACACTCCGGGACATGATGCGAATAGATAAGCAACAAAAGTTCCACCTAACCCATTTGTGTCGTTTGCACCGTCAAGAGAAAATACAGAGCTAGTTGGTGCAGTTGAATTCCATTTATTGGGTGTTGCGGGGTCGGCATTGTTGGATAAGTTAAAAAATGCAGTTTCCGTTGGACCGTATGCAGAATGATAAGTAGGCCAATTACCTATTGATTCACGCCTTTTAATAATCATCATCTCAGGCGGAACGCCTAAATTATGAGCTATAGTTCTTACGGCTAATGTTCCTGTATAGCACACGATATCGAAGAAACCAGGAGCCCGACGGAAAAACCAAGGTACATAAGTTTGACCAGATAAATTGGTATATCCACCGCCACTGTTATTACCTAAAGTGATTCCGTTCATGTCAAAGGAAGTTATTTCATTGCTATAATTAGCTTCTGCATTATTTAAATGAGTTATGAGCAGGGGTGCGCCACGTAGTCTATCTATAAAAGTGTGACCTGTTCCGCTTCTTGAACCAGTAAACACCAAATCTGGCGCAAATCCTACTTCAGTTACCGTTGCAGTAGCACTAGTGCCGCTACGAGCAATGGCGTTATAAACCTGCGTCCCACTCGTCGGTGTTTTCATCGGACCACGACGAATGGTAATATACATGTAATTGGTTGAAGTTAACCAAAGACTTCCAGTGCTAGGACCAAAACCTGTTGCGTTGATTGGAAGTTGTGCGCCTTGTGCTACCTCTGCGGAGCTGCTGTTTGGCAACAAGTATGCTGAACCCGTAACACTCCAAGACCGCATATTGTCGTAAATAATCCAGGATTGTGGATTATTGATTGATTTTACTAATATCCATTGAGGCTCATACCCAAGATTTACCGCCGGAGCATTACCACTACCATCAGTCGTAAACGATCCACAGCTAATCACATTGTCCGTACCAGTCAGACCAAATCCTCCTGCATCGTGAGCAAATATGTAGGCAATGTATGTTCTAGTGTCACCATTTACGTCCGAATCGTTTGATAAATTAAAAGATGTTGAAGTAACTTGATTGACTTTAGTGCTTATTTGTTCTGCGCTTGTGGTATTCAATTGTAAAAATCCACTAGCACTTAAACTTCTATGCCAAACAACCCAATTGCTAGTAAAGCCGGCAGCTGACAAGCACTTAATTATAATGCAACCAGGCGTTGATCCAAGATTATGTGAAACTGGCCGACTGTTTTGTCCATCTCCCGTATAAGTCACCATATCAAAAAACTTTGGCTGCTTGCGGAATGTCCAAGATGTGTAAGTTGTGCCGCTTTGATTAACAAGATATCCTGTGCCACCTTTGACGGTGAATCCATTAGAATTGAATGATGTAACACCGAAATCAGAACCGAAAAGTGTGGATACATCATTATTGTCAGAAAACAAATATCTGTTTACACCTCTTTGTGTATCAAAAATGGCATGTGACTGAGCATTTGATCTTGATTTGATCCATGTCATACCACCTTTACTAGACAAATCGATGCCATTCGTAATTGTTTGCGCTTCTGGAGGAGCACTAGGGCTAGTACCCGTGTATAAGTACGTCGAAAATACTTCTTCAATGTAATTGGCAACAGCAGCAACAGGAGAAGCCGAGGGAAAAGGAAAACGCCTAAGGCTCAGTCGATTTGAACTGAACCTATACGATGAAACTGTTTTGCTCCGAAGAGTACCTACACTGGCTCTTTTAAGACTCATTCTTAGTAAACTTCAGTACCAAATGCAGAGAATGCTAACAGTGAACTATTTGCATTTACCGAAACAATTGAACCAGCATTCAGTGTAACACCAAGTGTCAATGTCACAGTGTCTCTTGATGGAACGTTCACACTGTATGCAAGATAACTTGCGTTTGAAACAGCAGCACTTGAAGTATTCGCTGCAATTCTAAACGCTGCACCAATGTTAGCCGCTTCATCAAGATTCGCAACAACAATTGATGAAATGATAGCAGAATTGCCTGATGGCACTGTGTAAAGAGTGCTGAGTACATTTGCTGTCGGATTTCTTTGTCCTAAAATTTTATATGCTCTTGCCATTTAGTTTTCCTTTGTTTACATTCCACCAAATAAAAATGCATCATCAAATATGTCTGGAAGTGACACAATGTTATTTCCAGAGATTGCATTATCTGCGATTAGATTACCTGTAATTGTTCCTGCAACAATATTATTAGCACGAATAACATTGTCATTCAATTCATTGCCAGTAATTGCACCATCTGCAATTAGATTGCCTGTAATTGTGCCAGCAACGATGTTGTTACCACGAATTGAGTTTTCTGTAATGTTATTTCCACTTACAGAAGTTACGCCTAGTTTCACACCTGTAACACTACCATCTGCAATGTCTGATGCAATGACTGTTCCTGGTGCAATCTTACTGCTCGTCACAGAGTTATCTGCAAGTGCTCCTGTAGTAACTGCATTTGCTTGAAGCTGACTTGCAGAAACTTGATTGAACGTCAGTGTAATTGGTGATGTATAGTTCACCAAAATGTTTTCTGTTCCTAGAGATGGTGCTTCAGTAAATGTAACAATACCTGAAGAAACATTATACGATGCTATTGGTGTTTGTAATACACTGTTGACAACAACTAGTATCGCATTGGCATCATCAATAGTTCTTGACAAAGTGAACTGAGTACAAGCACCTGTACCGCTAAACTTATCTACTTTAGCAGTAAAAACGTTGACTTCAGGACTGTTGCCAATATATGCCATTAGGTAACCTCCAGAACTGAAACAATAACGTCTGCTGATGACGCAACTGAAGTGTTGACTTGCAGATAATCACCTGCTTCAAGAACTAGTTTTTGGTCGCCACCAACTGGTACTAAAGCACCACCAGGTGCCACTGTCGCTTCTTTGACCAGATAAACATTACCAGTAATATTGCCTCCACTTAGAATGACATTTGCAGAAATTGGTGTAGCAGTAATGTTGGCAATTGTCATACCAATTACCGTTGCTTGTACGCCAGCACCAGCTGCATAAGCATTCTGCGCTGTTGTTCCAGCAGCCTTGAGTGTTTGATTTTTAAAAGTATTAGCCATTAAATCCTCTGTTTTTCTTCAGTATTTATTCAACCCAAGGCAATCGCAAAAGCAAGGGCATCATCAACAATAGAGTTGTTTCCAGTTACAGTAAAGTCTCCACCAACAACTAGATTTGTGTTAGCATAAAATGTGCCACCGACACCGTTTGTCAGATTATTCGCAACTGCAATCAGGTCTTGTGTTGCAACAAGCCACTGCTGAAAGGTGTTTGCGGTAGTTACTTGATTAATATTCGCTGGCATTTTTATCCTCTATTTGCAATCTGTTGCAATAAAAACTTAATTTCTTGAAAGTCATTTTTCAAAGACGATATCTCTTCATTGAGGTGTTGAATCTCATCTTTCACTTTGTTTTTATTTCTGTGTTCCATCAAAGTTTCCCTATCAACGCTAATTATTGCATTGTTGAAAGGGTCCCTCAAAAGATTTTTATGGTCTTTTACTTTATGCATCATGATAGTGCAATCGCTCTCAGATTCTTGACTGTTGGTGCAGCCGCCGGGTTTGTAGAGAAGAACACAATCTTGATTGCAAATGTTCTAAAGTTTGTATATGTAACTCCACTTGAGGTGTAAGTAACATTGTTCACTTTATACTCATAATCATAATATTCAGAAGCATTTTGATTTACCGAAGATACTCCACTCTGTGTCATCAATACCCAAGGCTTGTTCTCAATCTTATCCGAATCGGTTGCCGCTACAGCACGGTAATACACTTGAATTGAAGAACCCTGCGGCAAGTTTTGTTGCAAGTAAACTCTGAGAGCAGTCGCATCAAATGCATCATTCAGTGTAACTTTTCTCAGAAGATATTTTGACGCTGCACCGCCACCCGATGACAATGTTTCAGGATACGATGTAACGTTTGCTGCTGCTGGACTTTCTAACAGATTTTTGATTGCAACATATGTAGAAGTCGAGACATCAACGTATGGTGATACATCTGGATTCGTCGTAAACATCGAGATTTTTACGTTTGCATCTGCTGCTGTGTTCGCAACTTTTCTTTGGTCCAAGATAATGTTAGAGTTAGGAATAATTCCAACATAATCACTCAGAACTGCTGCACCATTATTTTTGGTTGCCAACTCAAAAGAAATATTTGCAGATGTAGCAACAGAGTCATAAGGAATGGTGAGTCTTGCTGCATCATATTGTTGCTCGTAACCAAATTGTTCAGTAGTCAAAACAGCAACTTGCGTTGTATTTGCATTGAATTCACACTTGTTCAAAACAAAACAAATATCACTGTTTTGGTCCGGCGTCCAAGTTGAACCATTCTGAGACTTGAAGAATGAGCCAATGTATGGTTGAGAAACAATTGGTCCCGTACCATCAATTCTTTGCTTCAGAATCGTACCAATGTAAACATTATATTTGTCTGAGTTCGCAGCAACAACAAAAGAATACTCACCAGGTTCCAAGAAAATTGGAGAACTAAATGTGAATGTAGTTGCTACCGGTACATTTGCTGTTACTGGTAAGTTTACACTAGTTGGATTTAGTGTTACAGTTGAACCAGGTATCACATAATTCGAATCTGGGAATCCATTCACTGTTGGTCTAAGTTCAACAGTAACGGGAATTCCAGTTGTGTCTTTTGTAGCAAAGAAAAGGTCGATGCTTGAAACGTAGATGCCTTCAGGATTCGTGAACTCATTTACAAAGAATGTTTGTCCAAGGGGGTCACCCACAGAACATTTTTCTTTTTTAGCTTCGTTCTTGAATGCTTCTGTAACCTTGTCTAATGAAGCACCTCCAGCCGCAACAGATACCCAATAATTATAACCATCTTGGTCTGGTTTTCTTCCTAATTCACTCTGATATAACTGTACAATTTTATCGGCAGCAGCATTAGCATTAGATACAACAGTGGCATAAGAAGGTGGTGTATAAGATGAACTCCCTGTCAAATCGTTAACCGCTTTTTGATAGTCTGTGCTTCCACCATATCTTCCACCACCACTTGAAGCAGCAGTAATAGCAACTGAAACACCCGTTGTATATGTTGGAGCATTACTGTCAATATATGGACCAGTTGACTCTCCACCAATAACAGTTAGGAAAGGCACGTTAGGTTTCTTCTTCTTTTTCTTCTTTTTCTTTTTACCAGAGTAAAAATAAGTTTCGGCAAGAGTGCTTGCTAATTGCATTCCTAAACGATTATCACAGAAATATAAATGATTTTCACCAAAAGTAAACTTGAAGGTATCATCATTAGGAATTTTTAGTTGACCCTTAGCATAACCATTGGCGTTTGACACCAGTGCTTCCGTTGTATAAGTATTTGAAACGGTATTATAAGTGTTCAAATAACTACCAAGGTGTACAGAATCTAAGTAAACTGTCAACTCTGTATTAGGTCGCATCCCAAAAAGTTCAAAGTTAATAGTAGTGTTGGCGACATATAGAAGAACTCTATTATCATTCAATCTGCTATCATTCTCTCTTACTAAACCACTAGATGTTGTTTGAATTTGTTGTCCAGAAGTTGAATAATATGTATATACAATATTATTTTCTTCCGAAAAACCTAGTAAAGCCCAGTCGTTCCATTTTGTTCCTTCAAAGTTATTTGAATAAACATAATTATCCAAATCTTTGTCTTTATTCAAAACAACTTTAGCTTTTTTGAAGTCTATCCATCTTGGAGATTCTTTGTCTAGCTTTACGTATCCGATAAATCCAACTACATTGAATGGGTTTACATTGATTATTCCCGATGCTACATTCTGAGTAATATAAGGAACAGAAGTATAAGACAAAGTGAGTAAATTGCCAGTTACTGCCAATGTGTTACTCGAAACTGACAAGAAAGTAGCATTACTTTCAAACTTTGGTCTCAAAACTTCATTGTCATAATCAATTGAGCATTTATAGTCTGGACTGAAAACATCACCAACACCATGACCTTTGAACGAATCTACAATAAATCCATTGTTGAATAATCTATTGTCTTGGTCATCGTAGTAGGTGGTTGTCGCAATATCTTTTTCTAAAAGATTGAGTGCTGTATAGTACTCAACTCTTGTCAAACGGTTATCAAGAGCGCCAATGTCTCTCATTGTGTAACGTCTGTTATTTTGAATAGTTATATCAACATTACTTGTACTGTATGTGTAAGGGTCAACTTTTAAAGTATAAAGAGTCATTGCATCGACTTCATCATTTGGAGTCGGTGGATTGTTCAATGCACTTACACCAGAAATAACTTTAAAGGTACCATTCTTACGCAGAACAACTTTATCTGTTCTTGAGAGATAATATTCAACATTTGTGTCAACTGCACCAAGAATTGAATCGACAATCTGCTGCGAACTAAATGACATTGCTAAGTTTGAATAAACATTCGAAGAAGCATCCGAAACTCTAATTGGTCTAAAGTCAACGGAATCTCTTAAATCAATAACTGTTCCATCTGTCTTTGTATAAGTTGGAATAGTGTTATAAGTTGGGTATGACAATGTATCAAAGAAGCCTGTACCAGAATGACTATACCGGTCAAAAATAATCAAAACATTACCACTATTTACAGTAGCATTATTGTTCACTTTGATTGTGGCATGGTCGTAGAATCCATCTCTTTGACCATAATCAATTGTGAAGCTACCAACTACGTTTACGTTCGCATTGGCATTGGCAGAATTTGTTGTGCTATCAGAAATATAAATTGCCGAAACATTGACAACATCAGCAAAACCTAAAGACAATGTGTTTGCGGTGTATTGATTGATGTACTTTCTTACACCAGTTACTAAAGTTTTTGTTCTTCTTGCTGCCGCTGTGATATCAATCGTTGTCAAAATGTCTGCCGTACCATTGAAACCTGTGTCGGCAAGGTTGATGTTTAGAGTAGCTGGAGAACCAACAGATGGACTAGGAAGACTAAAATAGGTATTTGAACTTAAATCTACCCATTGTCCTCTTGAATATGCGCTAGCCGGAGTTCGAATACAAATAGCATAATTTTCTTGCTTGTTTCCTCCAGTTGCACTTGCAAATCTTTCTGTTCCATCATTTGTCTGAACTGAACCTACACCAGCGGTAAATGAAACAGATTTGAATACTCGTTTTGTATAATAATTTACTTGAGAAAACTCTTTGACTACATCGTAAGAACTTTCAAAAACTGAAGAATCGTAATTAGTATCTGTTAAGTATGCCGACTTGAATGAAAGTGTTGCTGCACCATTACTTGCAACAGGCGTTTGGCTAATTGTAATTTGATTACCATTAACTGCCGTTACATACGTTGGAAATCTAATTTCAGCCGCATTTGGATTGCTAACAGCCATACCAACGGTAACACCAGTTGAGCTGGACAAGTTGATAAGAGGATTTGCACTGTTATATGCACCAGTAAGAGTTCTTGTAGTGATTGAACTTGAATCAATATTACATGTTCCGTTTACAGAAGTTGTATTACCAGCAATAATTGTGTTTGCTAAATCAATTGGAGTGTTGCTAGTTTTTACAATATTAAACAATTGCAATTTATAAACAGACGCCGAACCGTTTCCACTTACATATTCAATATTTCTTGGATATGCTTCTGCAATTTTTGTTGATGCGCCAAAATTACCGTTGTTACTGTGAATTTCAAGTTTTGATGCGGTTGAGAAATTAAAGATTTCACCGTTCGCACTTGTCACATAAAAGTAGTTACCATAATATGCAGGAACATCATAGCCCGAAACTGTTTCTGTATCTCTTGATTTTGACAATACAAGTTCGGTTACACCAACAGTTTCTATTTCATAACCTCTGACGTATGCCTTTCCGGGACTTATATCTAAAACAAAATTTGTGTTTGCCGCATCTGCAAATTTTTCATCTGGAATTTTTGGATCTAATCCTTCAACTCTATAATCTCCAGATTCATCATAAGTTCTTCTAGCAAGGGTATCTGCCAAAACAGAATACTGTGAGTTTTGAACATTCTTTACTAATTGACCTCTTCTATAACGAGCAACTTCAATGTATTTTGAACTCGTCAGACTTGGAATAGATTCATTGGCACTAATTTCTTTTGTAGTTAGTGTAAGCGTAATCTTGTATCTGTCTGCGCCTGGTGCAATATAATTTGAAGCACCAACGGCGGGGTCAAGTAAAGAAGTATCTGAAGAAGAAGTTACGATAGATTCTTCAACATCAAAACCAACAGTAACATTTGCATCATTAGAATATTTTGAAACTACTACAGTTTCAGGGTTACTTTGTACAAAATTTCCATTGATGAAAAAAACACCTTCTGTTACAGAGAACACTCTTGCTATAGTAGACGATTCTGTTGCCGATACGTTTGCTCTTGTGACAAGATTGGCTGTTGCAAGGTCATCGGTAGAATAAATTCTTAAAGTCTCAGAATTAGCAATTGAGCCATTTGAATTGAGTGTTGAGATACTTGAGGTTTTTATAAAAGTCAATAATAATGTATTTGGGTCAGTGTCATCGGCAACCAGTGCTTTTTTGATTTTATAAACGGCATTACTACTATTCGCTACTGCAAAATAATTATCATATCCTGAAATGCTAATTGCAGTACCAGCGTAAGTTGATTGTAGCTTGACCGAATAAACTTGTTCATCAAATGTCTCAGCACCAGTAACTTTTGAACCTTCTTGAAAAACATGCTTACCAAAACGGTCAATTTGATTTTGTAGAATAGTTTGTGATTGTGTCAATTCACGTGCTTGAACGGCACGACCAGGTCTAAACAGAATTCTGTGAAAATTTTTATCTTCATCAAAATCATCATAATATGGATTCGTATTGAAATTTAATGCCATGTTTAACCTTTAAAATTGTATAATAAATCTAACATTCTCAGCTTGACCATCTTCTCTTTCTATTTTTTCGATGTTTTCGACGTACAGTACATCACCAGAATATGGTTCAAATTCAGGATTAGTTGACGCCACAACTGTTCTTGATGCGCCTGAAGTTGCTCCAATCAGTGAAAGACCAACAACAAAAGTTCCTTGAACTTGAGTAATTTTTACAGCACTTGCAGTTTGTGAATAAACAAAACCATAAGCTACAGTGTTATTAGCAGTTACTTGAGACACATACTCATTCAGTGTATAAGACGGACCCGGTGTTAAGGTCAACGTTCTTGCTTGAGATATAACTGAATTTGCTGTTGAGTTGTTTGCTTTTGCTGCTTGACCATATTTATGCGGGTTTCTAAGCAGTCCAAATTGTCTAAAAGAAGTATCTACAGAAATCAAACCGTTTTCTGTAGAATCTACTTCTCCAATTCTAGCTGTAACTTCAACATTTTTTGCCAACAAATCTTTTGCTGGATTCTTAGCATGACCGTACTTGGGCGCAATAATTGCTCTTGCATTGGCACCTGTGCCTGAACCGAATATTAAAACATTGGCTCTAGAGTAACCAGTTCCAATTGTTGTCAATGTAATCTTAGTTATGGCTCCATTAGCCAAAGTTGCAGATGCCGCAGCACTTGTTCCATCACCATCAAAGTAAATTCGTGTTGCGAAAGACAAGTTATTACCAGTTCCACCACCATTTGCTGTTGCGGGTGAAGATAAGGTTATTTTATTATTTGGCGTATCAAGAACAGAAATAATAGCACCAGTTGGAATGCCTGTTCCAGAAACCGTCATGTTTGCAGCAACATTCGTTGTATTGGCGACTGTCAAAATTGAGCAGCCAGTAATAAACGAAGTGACATTGACACTCGTATCATAGTAACCGGAACCAGCACTTGTAATTACCACTGTTGTCAGTTCACCTTCTACTACACCAGTATCATCTAAGTTGAAGTCTGACAGTGTACTTGCTTGTGTATTTCGTGTTGGAGTTGGTACCCACTCTGTACTCAAGAATTTGTTCGATGATTTTACATTGAACATATACTTCCAAATGTAACCATCAGCCGTTGAGATAGCACCATTTGATGTTGAATAATCACCCGTTGGCTCTACTGTAGAGTTTGAAGAGAAATTGTTTGACAGACATTTGTAAACGTTTTTAGCCGATGTAATAATATAGAATGGCTTTAGATTCTGAGATGTGTTGCCAGTAACTAAATCTGACAAAGCAATCGTATCATCATATTGACGATACTTTGTATTTGCTGTCCAGTTGACTCTTGGAATTACAAGCTCAACATCGTTTGCCGTAACTCTCTTTGCCGCAAACATATTATCCCAAACAGACTTCTCACTTGAGATTGTTTCCACAATGCTTGGTGGTGAAGATTCATTGGCATATGGAGTATGATTTCCAATGAAAACATACTGAATAGATGGATCCGAGTCGCTAAAAGAGTTTTTGAATCTCTCGGCGTTTTCTAGTGCAAGTTTTTCGGATGTGTAATTTAGAGCCATAAGTTTTGTTTAAGTAATAATTATCAACGTCTGTGCAGAGGCGTTGCTTGTAAATGCACTTGAAACTGTCAATGATGTATTGCTGACAATTGCATTGATTGTTCGAATCTGATTATTTATAGCGATTTGTGTGCCAATCGAAATGATACCTAGAGTATTTGCTATATTGAATTTAGTACCGGTACCAGTGACAGTAATAGAGCCGTTTGTCGTAGATACTAAACCAGAAATTGTTTCTGTGACTGATGACTCAACTGTGGCTTCCGAATCTATGGAACGAGAGATTGGATATTCAGCAAAGTTTCTGAAACCAGCAGGATGAAGCAGATTCTTCAAAATAGCTGCGTACTTTGAAAATTCGGTGGCAACTGAAGTCACATAAGTGAAGTCGATATAGTAATCTAGACCCTCAATCTTTCTATCTAAAGAAGATATAATACCATCAGAACCTACCCATTTTCCTGGGAAAGAAATATACGACCTTTCAATCTGTGCATTAGCTGTTGCAGTTCCATCACCAAAGTTTCCTAAATCAATCGTAGGAATGAATTGATAGCCTGCACCAGGATTTGTTATTTTGATTCGTGTAATTTGCCCCGAAACTCCAGAACCAGTAATTCCAAGTCTGTCACCATCACCCATCAAAGATGTAATTTGTAAGTTTGCTGCTGAACCTGTAGCAGAAGAAACTGAAACTGTTGGGAAGTTGTTTTGTTCGTATCCTTGACCACCAATCAAATATCGGTCATATGCACCGATTCTTCTCTCTGTAGATGTTCTTGTGAAAGACACATTTACATTCAATGATGTTGCCGAAAGAATCGAATTAACATATCTAGCTTCAGAGTTAATCATGATTTGGTCACCAACCGCCAGTTCATTGACGAAATCTGTTCCTGTTCCAACGACAACAACATTACCTGCTGTTGTATTAGCATTACCACTAATTCTTGTTGGTTGAATTTCGATTCTAGTAATCGCACCAGAAGCGTTTGTGTTTGTAACCGCTGCGGCAAATCCTCTTCCATAGGTTCCAACAGGATTTGCGCCAATAACAATTTCATCACCTATTTTGTAGCCAGTACCACCAGATACAATATCAATTCTACCAATAGAACCAAAAGAACCTATATCAAAAGTATTTGCGTACTTAGCACCGTCAGCAATAATGGTTAGATTTGATGCGTTAGTTCCAGAGTAAATGATAGCAACGTTGGTTATTGGACCAATATCAGTAATCGTTGCTTTTGAAAAAGCATCGACAAGACGAGTTGCTATATTCTCACCTGACGGTATTACAGTTGATGGGAATCCATAGTTTGAATTTGAAAGAACTATATTTGCATACGTGTTGATTGTGTCAGTGAAAAGCGTATACGAATTGGCAGAGTTTGCACCTGATGTGTCAATCGCTTGAGATGCTAATGTAATCGTACCATCATCATTAAATGCTGTTATAATACCACCAAGTGCAAAGCCTGCACCACCATAACCAACAGTTGCAGCATCAGCAAAACCAACTGACACTTCATCAACAATTGCTTCGGCAGGAGTTTGTGGAGCACCACCAATAATTGTTACTGGGTCACCAACGTTATAACTAGTGCCGCCATTTATTATTGTAATCGAGCTGAGTGTTGCAACGGTATCTGACCGTATTGTAATAAGAGTTACACCATCATCGGCAAAAACATCGGATGTGATTGTTTCGGCGTTAAGAAACGAACCAGACAAAGTGGATTCGTCAACATATAATTCAATTGAAGTTTGCTGAGTAATTAATCTTGGCGCCGCACGTTCAACAATTGCAGTAGCACCAGAAGTCAGGCCTGTGATTTTTCTGTTTGTAAATAATGTTTCATCAAAATCATCATATACAACTTTTATTTTAGCGTTACTGGCTGGAGCAGAATTGAATACTATCTTTTTTGCTTCTTTGAGAATATAAAAGCCACTTGTAGTTACAACATCATTTACATAAACTGTAACATCCGAATCGGCAACTTCTTGTGGAAGAATAAAAATTTTTGTTGTGCCATCACCCACATAATAAGAATAAACATCGTTGTCAATTCGAACGACATTTTCTACTGTCCACTTACCGTCTGATGCACGAAGAATATTATCTTTGGGATATGTAATTGTAACTTCTTCACCGTAAAGAAGTCTGAACAATAATTCAAATGACTTTACACTACCCTTTGTCAGATATAAAGGTAATGCTTTTTTGATGAGAAGTGCTTTATCAGCAGCAGTATCTAATGGAAATAATGGTGCATAGTTATTGATAAAGTTTTTCTCAAACTGCTCTATTGAATCATCAACATCCGAAACGTGACGTAAATTTTTGGCTTGCGTAATTAGGTCGTTGATTTTTGTTCCTTGTTTTTGCTCAAGGAACTCATAATACGCTTCAAGAAAAGTGACGAAAAGAGGATATTCGTCCCGAACAAACTCAGGAACTTGGCGATTGACAAGTATGGATGTTCTCAAATCTGTAGTCATTATGATGCCATTTTTTCAAGCGTTGTTACAATTGAAGTCGCATCAGCATCATCTATGGTAATAATCGAATTTCTGGTAGATTCAATCACACCCTCTTCAGAAACGGCAGTAAATCTTAACAAGCCATCACTTGAAGATACCGAAAGAACTCTCAAATCGTTTAGAGTAATGATACCAGTATCATAGTTGATTTCGCCAACATTTTCATCGATGATTTGTCGATTAGCGTTGGCATCATAATAAATGACTCTTAGTGTGCCAATTTTCGAATCAATCACTGCTGTTGCTGACCCACTGAAGCCACCTCCACCAGTGATGCTCACAGTCGCACGTGTGTAATCTGTACCACGATTTACCATGCGAATTTGTGTGATTGCACCACCCTCAATAATTGCTTCAGCAATAGCACCAGTTCCATCACCAGAAATTGTTACAGTTGGTGTTGAAGTGTAACCGTAACCAGGATTTATGATTTCAATAGATGAAACACCCGTAAATGATTGTGGTATTTCTTCAATAATCGCTGTTCTTGTTACACCAGTAGCATCAAGAACAGAAAATTCTGTTGTTGTTAATCTATCCGTTAATGTTCCTCTTTTAATTGGAACACCAAATGTTATGGTGTAATTAGAACTTTGATTTAGTTCCGGCACAATTCTTTTTTGAAGTTTGACTGTTGTTTCCGAACCAATAATAGCATTTGTATCTACATTATCAATTTGGTCTTGCACTTTTGAAAGAGCAAATATGGCATTAAACTTATTCAAATAAGTTTGTTTGTATCCAACAATTGCATTTCTAATTTGTGTAGTAAGTTGTGTTTCAGTGAAAGTGGTTTTCTTTGAATCATACTTGACTTGATTGTTGAGCAGTATGTACAGATAATCAGGATCTCTAATCTCCGCACTTACCGAAATAATTGATTTTGGTCCAACAATCTCATCAAGAATTCTTTGCTTTTCTGCTTCACTTAAATAATAGTTATCTTTCGGTTTCAGAGAAATGAAAACTTTACCATAAACTCTAGGTATCTCATCTTCACCACCCCAAACTGATAATGAATCAATTGATGGATAATTTTTCTTGATGTATGATTCGTAATCTTTTACTGTAACAAGACGGTTCTGTGTCGTATACTGAAGAGGTGCTGAAAACTTTATTTCATCTACACTTTCACGTTCGGCACCACCAGCAGCAGCACTTATAGGTTCAATGATAAAATCACTCTGAGAATTTCCAAGAGAATCTGCTAAAGATGAAGTGGCAACAAAGTTATTTGCTTTGTTTGCAGCATCAGCGTTTGTAACAAGATATGAAATGTTGACAACTGCACCGTCAGGCAATTTTTTACCAATTATACCACCACCAAAATATATTTGATACTGCTGATTTCTATTCTCTTGTAAATAGAAAACTTCAGATTGCGTTGACGTATTGCTTGCATCTAGAGCCAGCGTATAAACTGAAATTTGTGTATTCGTAGAAGATGGTTGAACAGTTACAGCAATTGTGGATGTGTCTACACTTGTATCGGGTAATGTAAAAATTTGTTTAGGATTTGTTGCTTCATTATGATTGAATGAATATGATGCTAACTGTCCTTCGTAAATTGGCAAATTAGCAAAAGTGAAATCATTATTGGCTTTAGTCACCGTTGTTTCCGATAAAGTAACAAAACCATAACTAACGCCGTCTATTTCGTTGGATAAAAATCTAAATCCTTTAGGTATAGTTAGAGTTGCCGCAGCGTTCGAACTTGTATTTGCCGTGAAATTGATTGTTGCAACTGGTGCTTTACGTGAATAAGGAACATAACCTAAAACTTTGGCATGAGATACTACCGAATCTCTAAGCAATGCAGTGTCCATGAATGCTTCGTTGGCAATCATGTTCAGATAATATGCTTGATAGTGGGTGTTATAAGCCAAAATGTCAAGCAAAACAGACAGACCTGATCCTTCGAAATCATAGTCCGTAAATTCAGTTTGTTGATTTAGAAATGTCTTTAGATTTTGTTTGATTGTGTCAAAATCTAATTCAGTTACTCTTAGTCTATCTGCCATTTTTATCTAATTCTCTCTAAGAAGAAATCAATGGTAATTGGTATTGGATTATTTACTATTACAAAAGTGAGCGTTATCGCATATGCATTTTCATCAGGAGATGCTTGCGCTCTGATATTTGTTACTGTAACTCTTGGCTCATAATTTGAAATTGTTTCGGCAATTGCTCTCTCAAGCCTTGATGCTACCAAAGGGTCAACGTTCTCAAACAAAAGATTGCGAACAGATGACCCTATTTCTGGTCTAAAAGGCTTCTCATAAAAATTGGTCGAAACCAGATTCTTGACTGAATTTATAATTGCATACTCGTTGATGTGCTTTGACACATCTTTTTTTACTGGATGCAAAGTAAAATTCAAGTCTAAATCTTTGAATATCCTTTCAGAAGATATTCTTGGATTATTGGAAGTTATTGTGGTTGACATCTTTTATTTATTCAGTCTCCGATAAACACTGTGCCGGAACCAGTCTGAATTGTTCCTGTATCTGGTCCATTTGTTTCAGTGTCATTATCTCTTGTGGTATCACCGATTCTGGCGGCTCCATTATCACCATCATTGAGGTTGATTGTTTTACCATTTATTCTTATATCGCCAGTAACATTCAAGTCGTAGTCTCCGTCAACATATATTCTTACATCACCTTTGATGTAAACTTCTTCATCTCCAACTACAACAGTGTACTTGTTTCTTTGTATTCTTTCTGCTCTGTCACCTTCTGGTCCCCATTCAACATAAGAGCCTGAACGATGATATAGATGAACTCTCTCTGAACCTTTCGTATCGTCAAACTCTAGCGCATGACCAGACTCAGATTCATATACATTATTATATGGATATTTTGCATTGTAATATGGATTAGGCTCAACTTTACTTGCCTTGTTTGTTTTCTTTGATGCTACGATTTCTGATGGATAGTCGGCATCATTTCTTGCAAGTCTTGATGTTGTTGGCTCATCTAACTTACGTGGATAATTAGTTGCAGATTCGTATGGCTTTACTGGAGCATCAGAAAGTTCAGCAGAAGTTCTTGGGTCGGTAAAAGGCTCTTGATTGTTTGCTGCTCTTAGTGGTATGCCAGGAAAAGAACCAAGCATCACAGGCTCTTGAGCATTTTCTCCATCAACAAAGAAACCAAACACCATATCTCCTTCTTTGGGAGTATATACAACATTGGTGTTTACTGGTATGTTTGGTATAGCCCAAGGTAACATATCCGTAGCAAGTTGCATTTTATTTGCAGAATGCCAACCAACACAACGAACACGACAACGACCTAACTTGAGTGGGTCTTTTCTGTCCTCTACGACACCAACCCACCAAATAAAGTTTGCTCTGCCAGCAAAATCATATGCGCTTGAATTCATTTACGTGCTTTTGAGTAATTCATTTTGTTGGGGATTGCTTGTATAGATTTCTGGATTATTCGTTGAATCGGTAGCAATCTCAATCAAAGTTTCATGCTTATTGGTTGTTATAGTATGTCTTGCTGCTATAATTAAATATTTTCCATTCAAAGAAAGGTCATCATTTGTTGAATCTTTAGTTTTTCTATTGAAGCCGGATGTCAGCACATCTACATTGAATCCAGAGGTCAATTGAAAATTACCAGGTAAGACTACTTTCAATCTTTTTGCGGTTAGATTTTTGAAAATTGCTTTTCTTTGAAAAAGAAAACTTTCATAATTTTCCACTTTAGAAATTGAATCTGAGTCATATTTTTTGATGTATGAACTGTTCTTTCTGTTTGCTCCAAAAATACTCAATACTTTTCTTGAATCTACTGATGTCAAATTAGTTGTGTTATCTTTATTGAATATTTCTGATATATTTGGAGTTTTATTCAAATGTTCGACAAGATTGTAATGTTCATCGAATGAAACATTTTTCTCAGCAAAACTTTTGGTCAAAGGGTCAAAACCAATAAATTTACCAGCATTTACGCCGCTTTTGATTTTGTCGATAGAATCATTTTGCATCACAACTTCAAATGCTCTAGCACTACTCATCTCAACCAAAGCATCATTTTGGGATAAATTTTTAGGGTCAAAGTTGACTTTCAAAATTGAGTCTTTATTCAAAAGAGATGATAAAGAAACATAATTGTAGCCAAAAATATTAGAAAAGAAAATAAAGCTCGGAGCATTTCTATTATCCAATGAACGTTTAGCACACCACTCTATTGCCTCGATAGGAGATAAATTCGGTATTACAACTTTTCTGATACCGAAAGAATTCTCAATTATACCTTTGTCCCTATTTTCCAGCTTCAAATAAGACGATAAGATTTTCTGTGCAATATCCGAATATGTTGATTGATAACTTTGATTTACTTTTTGTTGCAAAGAAAAAACAAATTCGTCGGCAACAAAATGTAGAATATATTTCTCGGCAGATTGATTTACGTTTTTGCGGTCTGTTTGCTTGTATATTCTAAACGACTTTGTAAATGATAAGAAGTTTGAGCTTTTTTCAATATCAAATAAAATGACTTCTGAACCATCAAAACTCAAAGATTTGGAAAGTCCAACTGCATCTGTTATCAAAATATTTCCAGTCATCATTGGCATGAACAATGAATCGTAAATATTGATTTCGTCATATACAGCAGAAACGTCGATTGGTCCACCTTTAGAAACGATGGAAATCTTTTTTATTTTAAACTGCGTTGAATCTTGTAAAGTTGTTGTCATTCTCTAATAATCTGTTTGAATTCTTCAAAAACATCAGATGCAAATTCAGGCTTCAATAATTTAATTTTTCTCTTATCTTCATTTACTTGCATTTCATATTCATAATATGTCAACTTTTCTTTTGTAACAGATTCGGTTATTGTCTTTCCATTTTGAAGAGTGTATGTGACTGAACCGACAATTACATTAGCATAATTATTTGCTGTTATTTGAACTTTTTCTTTGATTGTCTTGGTATCAAATGTCTGAGAAACAGAACTTCTTGTGTTTACCTGATAATAAGAATGAATATTGTTTTCGCTTTTTGCCCACTGTAATCCAGTTTGAACTGTGGTATTTGCTGCTCCGTTTGCAGAATATTTTTCGTTTACATAGTCTATGAAATTGGAATAACTCATTGGCCAATCATACTGAGGATCAATAATATTATTGAATACCAAAACTACCCAATGCCTTTCAGAACTTCCATAAAGTTTGTATGCGATTGATTCTGGAGTGTCTGAGTCTTTTATTTCGTATGGATAGAAAACATTAGAGTTTTCTTTGAGTGAAGATTCAAATGCAAATCTTGAAGTGATGTTTGTTACAACATCAAGTGCATTGACACTCTCATCGACCTTATAAAATGTTGCTGGAAAAAAATTGAAATAGTTTGCCATTTTTTATTATTTTTTAGAAAAAATTCCTCCGTTTTGGGTTTTCAATTGTTCAACATCTACTTTTGTTGAACCGTAACCTTGAGCGGAAGTAAAATCTTCTTTGGTAACATAAGTTGTTTCTCTGAACTGAAGAGTCAATTGAATACCGACTGGCATACCTGTGCGACCTATATCGGGATTATTTTCACCAGGAACTTCATATGCTGCCCATCCTCTTGGTGTGTAGTTCACTTGAATGTTTTCTAACACACATGAAGCAATTGGAGGAATGTTTGGATTCTGGCGCCCTGCATAGAAAAACTGAATGTCGAACTCCGATGGTGGTATCAAAAGACCAGATTGTTTACCTGAAATCTTTTCTAGCTCTGGGGCCTGATGAAAACGAAAACGTTCAATAATCTTTTGAACTTCCAGTGCTTCTCTTTCGTCACGTGGCCAAAAGAAAAACTCAAATTGAAATTGACGAAAATCTGGTGAGTTGTAAATCAATTCCAACATAGGGTTGACTACTCGACCTGTTACGCCAAAAACACCTAGACGAGTTGTATCTGTGGCACCAGTTGTTCCACCAATCACTCTTTCACCAAGTGCTTGCAAAGCTCCTGTTTTTTTGATTGCTTCTAAAGCAGCTCTACCACCAGTTCCTGGAGCAGCATTTCTATAAGTATCAACTAAACCAGGTAAAGCAACAAGTGCTTGTCCTAAAAGTTCTTTGCCCGGAGATAAACCATCATACGATTGGCGACTATCAAACTGAATTGTGTCGGGCATGTATAGTGCAATAGAATCAGTTGTCAACTGTGTTTTATTGATAAATGCAAAAGGTGTTTTATCTGTGATTCTTTTGACTGAACTTGTAATATTGTCGTTTATTTTCTGTTCACTACCATATAAAGGAACTGAAGCTGACGTTGTATTTGTTCCTATCCATCCCTCAATACCAGAACGAACTTTCTGTCCTACATTTCCTCCATACTGGCCAATTTTTTGTGCTACACCAGAAATTCCATTTTGAACTTCTCTGTTTATTTTATCAGCAAAAGAATTGACTACTTTGCTTGGATTTGTTGCACGTGCAACAGAAACTCCTCTGGACAATTGGTCCTGAATAGCACTTTCAGCATTTGAATCAAAGACTTGACCACCACGATATGCAGAAGAAAACTGAGTCTCTTTTTGTTGACGCACAAAAAATATCATATAATGGCCTTTGTCGGCACTACCTACATCAAGTGGATACTTTAAGGAATTTTGTTTGAATCCTCCACTCGTAGCATCTAATACTGAAAGGGGACCAAATGAACGAGTTTCATCGTAATTGAATCTTATTTCTGACAGACCGAAAAATGCCATGAGAGTTCCTGTTGGTTGACTAGATAGTATTTATGCCAAACAAAGGAAGATTTAGACCGAAAAACCCGCAGAAATACAAAGGTGATGCTACCAATATCATCTACAGGTCTACGTGGGAAATAAAGGTAATGAGATATTTAGATGAGAATCCAAACATCATTTGGTGGGGTTCGGAAGAGTTACCTATACCTTATTACAGTCCCATTGACAAAAGAAAGCATCGTTACTTTCCAGACTTCATTGCCAAAATTCGTAAAAATGATGGTAAAGTGATGACTTATATTATTGAAGTCAAACCAGAAAAGCAGACAAAGCCTCCCACACAGAAACGCAAAACAAAGACGTTTATCCAAGAAGCTATGACATACGAAGTCAACAAAGCCAAGTGGCACGCCGCCGAAGAGTTCTGCAAAGACCACGGCTGGCAGTTTCTTGTTCTGACAGAGAAACATCTAGGCATCTAAGATAAATACTCGATGGCTAAGAAATTAATAGACAGAGTTAAAGAGTCGCTGGCAAAGTCTGGCTATGAACCACGCACACGTGAAGCTCGTAAATGGCTAAGAACAAAGATACCAAGTCTTAGACCAACAAAGGGTGAACTGATGCGTGACCGCATGAGACTCCGAGACAAGTCTTTTATTGGCCGTATGTATTTTTATTATTATGATCCTAAGACAAAGGACACGCTGCCATATTACGACAAGTTCCCATTGGTCATACCAATAGAACGATACTCAGACGGTTTTCTAGGGTTGAATTTACATTACATTCACCCAAAGCAGCGTATAGTCCTATTAGATAAACTTAGTATCATATTAAACAACCGTGATTATGATGAGACAACAAGGCTGAGAATCAGTTATGATTTTCTAGCAAGAGCAACGAAGGTTTTCTCTCAAGCAAAGCCTTGCATAAAACGATATTTGTTTAGCCACATACAATCTCGTTTTTTGGAAATTACAGCAGATGAGTGGGATATTGCCGTCATGTTACCAGTAGAATCATTTGCTAAAGCAAGTGCAAGTAAAGTCTGGTCAGAATCAGAGGATAAATTTTAATGTCGTTTTCACCTAATCTATTTTTATCAAACATTAAAGGCAAAGACGGTTTAGCTCGTCCATGTCGATATGAAGTAATACTTCCTATTCCTAGTTATGTTGGTAATTATGTAAAAAATTCTGTCATTGAAAGAATTCTAAACTTACCTAATTCTGCATTTTCTGAAATATCAGAGGCAATAGGAAATGCTCTAGGTCAAAAAAATGATGCACAGAAAAGTGCAAACCCTGGAATGACAAGATATCTTGCTTTGCAATGTGAAACTGCTGAACTGCCTGGCAAAACAATTCAAACTGAAGATGTTAAGATATATGGTCCCACTTTCAAAGTTCCTTATCAGACACAGTATGCGGAAACATCTTTGACATTTCTTTGTACGAATGAATTTTATGAACGCAAATTATTTGACCGTTGGATGGAAGCAATCATGCCGACAGACACAAACAATTTGCGCTACCCAAAAGGCAGCAATTCAAGATACTTGACACAAATTACAATAACACAATTTGATGACCTTATCAAGCAAATATATGCAGTGAATCTAATTGACGCATTTCCAATAGGTGTTGCAGCACAACCTCTCAGTTGGGGAGAAGAAGGCTTTCATCGTTTGACTATTCAGTTTGCATATCAAAGATACGAAACGATTTATGAAGGAAAATACAATCTTGGCGCTACAGCAGCATCTCTACTTGGAATAGGTACTGCAAGGGCTCTATCACTATAATCTTACCGTGAGGATATTATGTTACCAAAAATAGATGTACCGATTTATGAACTAACTTTACCTTTGACAAAGAAAGTAATTCAATTTCGACCATTTCTTGTCAAAGAAGAAAAAATTTTGTTGATGGCAATGGAATCAAATGAAGCAGATTCTATTCTGTTAGCAGTGAAACAGATACTAACAAATTGTTGTTTATCTGATTTGAATATAGATGATTTGCCAATCACTGATATAGAGTTTTTGTTTCTGAATCTTCGTGCCCGGTCAGTCAACGAAGTTGTTGAATTGCCTTATCGCTGTAACAACAAAGTCGGCGCTGATGGTGAAGAAAAAGAATGTGGAAATATTGTTACACTTGAAATGAATTTGCTCGACATACATCCAGAAGTACATAAAGAAAAAATTGACCAAATTCCACTGAGTTCAACAATGGGTCTGCTAATCAAGTATCCATCTTTCAAGATGGTGGAAGAGGCACAGAAACAAGAGGGTTCGGAAGTTGATAAACTTATGAATGTTCTGATAGCTTGTATTGATGGTGTTTACACTGAAGAAACTATATTTTATTCTAAAGATGTTTCTAAAAAAGAACTCATTGAGTTTGTGGAGAACTTGACACGTGAACAGTTCAGCAAAATACAAGAGTTTTTTGAGACTATGCCTAAAATCAAAAAGGATGTAGACTTTCATTGTTCAAAATGTGGTTATGATGAAAAAATTACGATAGAGGGTCTACAAAGTTTTTTCGTATAATGTTTTGTTATGATAATTTGAAAAACTATTTTGATACCAACTTTGCTCTGATGCAACACCACAAATATAGTCTTTATGATATTGAACAGATGTTGCCTTGGGAAAAAAGTGTTTATGTAACGATGTTAGTAAACTTCATAAAAGAAGAAAACGAAAAATTGCAACAAGAAAAGATTTCAAATAAGAGATAAAAAATGGCTTCATTTACAGACTTAGTTCGTGCCCAAAGACAATCAGGTAAAAGCGTAATTACTTCATTGTCTGGTGCGTATAATCAAATGAATATGCAAAAATATGATCCTCGAAATGCTTTGTTTAGCAGAGGAGGACTTATGACTGCTTTATTTCCTGAACTAAAAGGTTATCAAGCCACGGCATCAAGTCGTTCACCATCTTCATTGATGGCGCAACAAGCAGGTTCCTCTCCAACAGCACTTAGTTCTATAGCACGTGATGCAAGAATCAGTGCCAGAAACTCAATGGCTTTACCATCAATCGCCCGTAACATGGCGCAACTAGTTCGCATATGGGGAGGCACACCAGCAAAGTATTTTGAAAGAGCGGGACAAAGAGAAGCAGCTTATGAATCAAAGTATAGCACTGGAAGAAAAGGTATGCCTGGTTTAGGCAAATCTTCTGCTGGCGGTGGTTTCAACTTACTTGGTATGTTGGGTGGTATTGGAAGTGCTGCGGGAAGTTTGCTTAGTGGCGCAGGAAGCATTATCGGTTCTATACTTGGTGGAATTGGAAGTTTAGTTGGCGGTGCATTTCGTGGCATATTTGGTGTGTTAGGAGGTGCATTAGGCAATATGGGTTTTATGGGAGTTGTTCTTGCTGGTGTTGTTGGATTTGCACTTTACTCTCTTTATAAAGCACTTGATTTCTCAAAATTAGGAGGTGGCATAAGTGATTCTTTAGGTGCAATCAAAGATTCTTTATCTGGTTTATATAAAGAACTTGACGGACTTACTGGCGGAAGATTGAGTACGTTTATTGATGATACTCAAAAAATGTTTAAGAAAACTACAGATAAAATTGCTGCTGGTATGGAAACAGCATTGAATCTTTTCAAAGACTTAGGATTAGCGGTTATAAAAGATATGTACGGTTTTGTGTATAATATCTTTAAAGAAAATCAAGGTAAAGTTTTGGGAATGGTTACCATTGGTGCATTAGCCGCTTTTGCTGGTGTTGGAGGACTAAAAGGTGCGGCTGTTGCTGCTGCAATATCTGCTGCTATGGCAGCTTATGGTTCACTGACTAGTGAACGCTCATTAGAAGATATGGAAAAAATAAAAAAAGCAAAAGAAGATGAATTGGAATATTTTAGAAAAACAGGTCAAATGAATATTCAAGCTGATGAGGGTGCTAATATTCCAAGTAAAGCAGAATATGAAAAAAGACTAATTGGAGAAATAGGTTCATTAGGAACACAAATAGAAGAAAAAAAAGCACGAACAAGTAATACACAATCTGTTTTGAATCGAATGAATTCGGCGGATATTGGTGCAGACTTCGATAGAAGATTTGCTGAAAGGCAAGCACAAGGTTCACCAACTCCCGCAGGAGCTACATCATACAGTTATGATAAAAAAGTTACTTTCAATAGTTTGACTAGAGCGCAACAAAATCAACTAATGGAAGAACAAGCAAAACGAGAAGGCTCAACTAAACCCGGTACGGTTGGATTTAGACACATGAATCCAGGCAATATTATTGCAAAAAGTTCGACTGAAGTTTATCCAGAACAAGCAAAGTTTGGGGGTGTTCCTGGTGAAACAATTACGCATGAAGGTGTTACAAGAACATTTGTGAGATTTCCTAATTGGCAAGCTGGCTGGGAAGCACAGAGAGATTTATGGTCCAGAAAATACGGAAATATGGACTTACAACTAGCAATCAAAAAATGGGTAAATCCATCTGCGTCTGAAATGGCTTCTGGTGCATATGGAAATTATGAGCGTTCTTTGATGAAGGTTGCTGGCGCAACTGGAACACCAATCGCAGGAATGCCTGAAGAACGAATCGCATCGGCAGAAAGACCAAAGCCAAGTCCAGCACCTGGTGCGCCAGCAGCTAGAACAAGTATGTCAGATAGTGTTGCTTCACTTGCATACAAACAAATAACTGCATTGGATACAATGATGGGTGGAAAATTGATGCAAGGTTCAACAGCACTTGCGGATATGTTGAGAGATGTAACAAGAGAGTTTATGAGCAATCCTACTTTCGTTGATAATTCTCAGACAGTCAATAATTCTATGCCATCAGCATTAGCATCTTCTGCTCTTGGTTCAGCATATAATGCTGATGCTACAAATCTTTTAGTTGATAGAACAACATCCAATTATTGAATAAAAAAACGCCACCCGAAGGTGGCGTTACAATCATCAATCTTCTGCTAGAGACTTGAAGTAATCAAGTTCTTCATCATCAATATCTGCTGATGGTTTAGGAACAAAGTTCTCATCAATAGCCTTAGTCTTTGATACTGGTGCAGCACCATCAAGACCCAAGACTTTATCAAGTTTTGCTTTTAGCACATCATAAGATTTGAAGTTCTTTGGATCAAGAAACTCTTTGAGTGAGTGTTGCTTTTTCCAGAGTGCTTCAAGTTTTGCATCATCACCATCAAGTAATGCTGAAGGAGAATCAAACTCAGATTTGTCATAGTTGCGATAACCTTCAACTTGACGAATCTTGATTTTGAAGTTGGCGCCTTCCCAGAAATCAAAAGGATTGATTGCTTTTTCATCTTCAAACTCTGGATTCATTGCTTCTGTAATCTTATCAAAGATTTTCTTACCAAACTTGTAAAGACGAATCTGTCCTTCATTTTCTGGATTTTTTGGGTCAGAAACAATGTAAACATTAGTGATATAATGTAAACGGCGTTTTTGTTTACGTGCAATCTCTTTGTTTGCTTCAATACCTGAGTTCCACAAAACAGAGTTATGCTCCGAAACGGGGTCTTTTTGATTGAGTGTTGTCAAAGAGTTTTCAATGTACCAGCCACCAGGACCCTGAAAGCCATGGTCAAAGATACGTACCCAAGGAAGTCCTTCATCACCATCTACTGCTGGAGCAGGAAGAAAACGAACAACAGCCATGCCGTTACCTGCTTTGTCAACTTCTGGTGTCCAGAAGCGGTCATCATCTTTTGAACCAGATTCAGTGTTTGTATTGATTGATTCAACCGCTTTGGTGAGTTTCTCGAATGAGTTGCGGTTATTGCGGAGTTTAGAAAAATCAGACATGTAATTACCTCGTATAAGTTAGTGTATTAAGTTGTATGTGCATCTTGTCCACATGATTCATTATATACTTCTATATATGTATCGTCAAGAACTGATTGCACAATTTTTATCGTTTTCGCCGTATCTCTGTGAAGAATGCCAATACCGCCGGCAAGATTGAAGTCATCAATTACATCCGTTGTATCATCAATTAGAATGACATCAGACTTTGCATAATTTGCTTTGAGATGACGACCAGGCACGATATTAGCCTTGAAGTCAATGTAATGACGTTTCAGCCAAACTTTCTTTTGCTTCTTTACTTCTTCATGATGCATTTTACCACCAGACGATGAAAGAATCTCAATCGGTATATCAAGTGAGAGAACAAACTTCAATAACTCTTTACCACCAGGATACCAATCAAGTGTTTCAAAGTTTCTACCTTCTACAAATCGATTCCAATTGTCATCGTGTTTTTCACCTCGTTCACGGCTGCTTGATGCTGCTCGTTTGAACATCTCTTTGTATCTTTTATTGAAATCAGACAACACACCATCCATGTCAAGGTAAATTTTCTGTATTCGCATCGTATTCCTTTTTCAGTATAAGTTTATATTTCGTTGGTTCGAAATTTATGAACGGAGTGTATTTCTTTATTGTTCTGCTAATTTTAGGAAAGTGAATCGTATCTTCAATCTTCGCATCCCACTTGGGTAAAAAGTTCAGTATGCTATTCAATACACAAATCGTTTCAATCGATACATCACCATGTAACATATTGTGTAATAACTTAGGATACTGAGTATCTAACACCGTCAGATTATCATTTGGATTACCATCCAATAAAAAATCTTTAACTTCATTTGTAAAGTGATATGTCAGTGCTTGAATTACTTTTTGTCTTTTCCGATACTGAATGTCTGATTCTTCTGTCAATAGATGTCCAATCCAAACATTAGAATCATGCACAAGATTAGCAACGATGAAATCACAACCTTGTTCAGCATTTGAGAATCGCCGACTCAATTTGTAATAATGATATTTGTCTTTACGATTCTCAAAAGCATCTATACTCGTATTAGTCTTACCATTATATCGAAAGTAATCGTAAGAATCGGAATTGAAGTGAAGTTTGAGAGAATTGAATAAACAAAAGGCTTCATATCCAGTCATATGGGTAAACGATTACCTTTTCCTTTTAGCATGTTCAAACTTTCTGCTTGTTCTTGAATTTTTGCTTTAAGATTTGGCGTAATCAAAGTAGCAGCAACTTCAACTTCCAAACCAGTCTCTTTGCAATGTTCACTGATAGCCTCAAGATATGTGTAATCTGTATTGGCTACCAGTTGTTCAATGCTCAAAGAAAACTTTAGCATTTCCTCTTTAGTAGGCATTAGGCACCGTTCGGGCTACCAAATCGCAAATCATAAGTTGCGCCACCGACCGTGCCTGGCATTGCAAATGTCACAGGTTCTTTTGCTTGCGGTGGAATCGTATCATTCATTGTTGCACTGAATGGCCAGTTGTTGTTTGGAATATTTTCGAAACTAAAGTCGGGCGCATCATTCAATACCAAATAGTCATCTGTTCCAACATATACATCTTCGTGTTCAGAAGGCACAACTTGAATCTGTCCATCGATTTCGTAACCACAACCTCTTAGAAAATCTCTTACTTGATTGAGAATGTCATCAAGAAACAATTCACTAAAGTTCATTTCAAGACTTCTATTGCCATCATTTGAATCAAATCGAATTGTAAAGTTATGAGTGTCGTTATCAAAATCCATAATATATCTCCCGTTTTTTTATTTACGTGTTGAGGCGTGTGCTACACAAACGATATCGTCACTGTGAGCATAAGAACATCTTACTGACAATGGGTCGATACCTTTTGCAATAGCGTTTTCAATATTTGCTGCCATAAGTTTTCTC